CTTGCAGGCGTCCTCCGTGCCGTAGAACTTCTCAAGACCGCGAAGGGTCAATCGGGGCTTCGTCGTGCTCTTCATGCCCCCCTAGATACACGGGTCAGCCCTTGGGGTCAAGTCCGGGATAATCGCCTCCTCAGTCACGGGCACGCGGGGCCGCATCGTGCGCCGTTCGATCGGATCGAGTGGGGCGGAACGGAGGCGGCGGCGCGTGGCTAACATCTGCCCGGTCACCGGCAAAGTGATGCACGCGAGCGCCGCCAAAGCGCGACGCCAACGCGAACACCTTGGCGGGAAGCTGAACGTGTACCGCTGCGCCAACTGTGGCGCGCTGCACGTCGGGCACGAGCGCGTGCGGCACGACTCGCGGCGGCGGCCCGTGAGGAAGGGGGTTGCGGATGCGTGAACGCCGCTCGGATACACGATGGCCGATCCTGTTCCTGATCGTGTGGGTGCTGACGACGGCGGGGTGCGACGATCCCTTGACCGACGACGCCGTGCGCGTATGCGGCGTCGCGTGCGGGCATCGAGGCATCGAGCGCGTAACGGAAATCGAGTGCGTCTGCCGGCGGGAATCATGCCTGCCGTGAGGGCGATAGTGGCGCGCAACGCGAGACTTCGCGCGCGCGGTAGATCAGCGAGGGCTCCAGGCATCCCCTTCGACTCGCGCTTGAACGTCCCCGTCCAACGTTGGGGCTGGGGACGGTTGGTGGTGGTGCTCGTGCTGGCGTTGATGGCGTGGAGATTGGTCGGGTGAACGAAGCGATCGAAACGCTCGAGTTCGCCCTGGCCGCTGCGTGCGCGCTGATCGCCCTCACGCTCACCGCGTGGGTGATCCTGCTGGTGCTGAACCTCATCAAGGGCCAGTGGCGAGAGTTTCGCGAGCCGTAACCGTAGGCGCTCACCGCGCTGAATCACTGAGGAGGGGTAAGCATGCCGGCACCAACATTCGATTCGGTCAACGACGCGGCGACGAAACGGTCGCCGACGGTCGCGCACTACGTTCGGGCGCACGAGCTCCTCGTCAAGCACACGATCATCGATCCCGTGAACGGTGCGAAGACGGCAGCGAAGATCGCGAAGGTCAGTGTCGCGACGCTCATCGACTACGCCATCAAGGGCGTCGACCTCTACGCGAAGGCGTTCAAGTCGTCGATGAACGTCGGCTGACGGCGGGGGCGAGGGACCCAGTGTGTGACGGCGAGCCGCGAACCCCCTCGGGGGGGCGTCGCGGTTCGTGGAGGCACGCTGCGCAGCGAGAGAACGGAGGACAGCATGAGCTTGCTGGTGATCCTGTTGGTGGTGGTGAACTTCGGAATCTCGTGGCTGAACGCGTGGAGCTGCGGGCGCTCGTGGGCCGACTCGAAAGCGATCGGCGGCTGGCCGCGCGTAGTTGTCTGGTCCGCCGCGATCATGTCGGCATGCGGCTTCACGTGGTGCTACCTGATCGTCGCGGCGATCGCGCTCGGTGCGGCCGGCTCTCTGCCGCCCGACTACGTGCGCGGCGCGCTGGAGTTGGGCTACGTCATCATCATCCTGCCGGTGCTCGGTTCCGGCCTCGCCATCTGGATCGATTCGGTGACGACGGCCTGGCGTGAGCGCTCGTTCGGCAACGTTGCGGTCGCCGGCTGGAACACCTTCGCCCAGGCGCACAACATGTACGAGGCGGCGAACACGCTGCCGGGTGTCTTCTCGCACCTCGGGGAGCTGTTCGAGGGCGGCGACGATGACGACGCAAAAGCGCGGCTCGGGCTCGCGATGATCCTGCTCGTGCTCGCGACCTGCGTCCTCGGCATCCTGACGACGACGTGGATCATCCGCTCGACGGCGCGTGAGTACGCCTCTGGCGTGCTCGTGAACAAGCGGGAGCGCGCCTACGCATGAGCAAGTCCGGCGTCCTCCAACCCCCCACCGACTTCTCCACCGTCACCACGTGTTCCGGGTGTCACCAGCCGCGATCGCTCGGACCGGAACCGTGTGGGACGGCGGGGTGTGCGGCGAAGGGGCGGGAGACGAAGGCGGTGAAGAAAAGGAAAGCGACATGACGACGGACGAGAAGCTCGCGAAGGCGATGGATCTCCTCGAACGCGCGCACGACCGATTCGCCGACGACGAGAGCGCGCCGGATGCACGATGGTTCCGCGACTACTTCGGGCTGACGGGCGACCACGCGGTGCTCACCGAAGACGGCTGGTCGCTCGGCTCGGAGAAAGCCGACCTCGTGTCGATGGGGGTCGAGATCCTCGACGAAGTGAACGCGCCGCCAGCGGCGGCCTAACCACCAACGGGAGGAACATCGAAGATGAGCAACGGATCATTGTCGGGCGGCGTCGCCCTCAAGGCGGAAGTAGGCGACGGACTCACGGCCGCCGATAGCGCGCGGATCACCTGTGAGACGTTGGCTGAAGCGCGCGACGTGCTGCGCGAGGCGCTGTTCCAGATGACTGGCAAAGAGCAGGACCCGCCCGCACCGGGAATGGTAGTGCCGGCGTGCTTCCGCGCGGACGTTAACGCCTCCCGCTACCTCGCCGAGGATCTGCTCTCGCTTGCGCGCTCCGTGCGCCACGAGATGCGATCGACGGCGTTCGGCGAGATGCGAACGCGCGCCGTCGGCTGACGAGTCGGCAACGCACACACCCTGACCGGTTGGGGGCTTAGGGGGCCTTCAGTGCGTTGCAGTCGTCCGAGTCGTGGTGACTCGGATCGGCTGAAGGGCGCTGGGGCGGAAGAGATTGGAAAGCGCGCCGCAAGGCGATGGAAGCGGAGGAGGAGAGCCATGGGACGACTGACGGAGAAGGATTCTCGGCTTGGTCCGCTGACGTACGGCCGGACGTCGTGGCGTCTGTGGCGGGTCGTGTGGAGTAGCGGAGGAGGCGAGGACGCCGAAGGGCCTCCGCGCAATTCCCTGACGGTCTACGCATTCGGCTGGGTGGCGCGGCTCCTCTTGCCGACGGTGTTGCAGCCGTATCGCGAGCGGCGCGTCGCCACGAGCTGGGATGCGGCAACGATCGCAAGGATGGGGCGCGATTGGTACGAGGTCGCCAACCCGCGCGAGTACGGGTTCTCGCTGCACGAGGGGCACTTGGTGCTCTACCTCGGTCGCCAGACGCACGACAGCTCGACGACGCAGGATTGGAGCTGGTTCTTGCCGTGGACGCAATGGCGCCATGTCCGGCGGAGCTTCTACGGCGTCAACGGCGAGCTGTTCGGGACGATCGCGAACGGGGCGGGCTGGGACGCGGAGTCCGCCATGGCCGATCGGTGCCCGACGGTGGCGTTCGCGTTCGACGATTACGACGGGAAGCGCATCACCGCGACGACGCGCATCGAGGAGCGTGAGTGGCGATTCGGGACGGGCTGGTTTCGCTGGCTGAGCCTCTTTCGTCGCCCGAAGATTCAGCGGAGCCTGGATCTCCGCTTCAGCGAAGAGGTCGGCCCGGAGAAGGGCTCGTGGAAGGGCGGCACGATCGGGCACAGCATCGCGATGCAGCCAAACGAGCTGCACGAGTCCGCGTTCCGACGCTACTGCGCCCAGGAACATCGCTCGAAGTATCGGCCGTTCTGGGTGACGTTCATCGAAAGGATGGCGGCCGTCTTGGCGGTGATGCTGCTCCTGGTGACGACGGCAGCGGCGCAGATCTCACCGACCTCGCTCACCTGCGGCTCGACCTGGAACACCGACAAGAAATACCTCGATCTGCACGGCCCAAGCGGCGCCACCTTCGCGATCACGCTCCCCCCGTGGCTCGTCTGCGATCGTGCGAGCGGCTTCACGCCGGCCCGGCTCGCGTGTGTCTGCGACAAGTCCGCGACCCCAACGAGTGCCGTACTCACGTCCTCGGCGACCATCGGCGGCACCGTCTACCCGATCACGTTTCTCGCGAAGTGCAGTACGAGCTCGGGATGCGGCACGGGCTCGCCCCCACTGCCGCCACCAACGGCGCGGCCGACGAGCATCGCGACGGCGACGCCACGGCCGGGAGCGACAGCAACTCCGGTTCGGACGGGGGTGCCGACGCCGACCCGTACCCCGGGAGACGTGCGTCCGACCCCGCCGCCGCAGATCGGAAAGCGCGCGCCCGCGGGCCGCTCCGCGTACTGGCAGGTGTCCTTGCTCCTCAACAAGATCACGCCGGTCAAGTGGTGCTACCAGATGGACGCCAACGGCGTGCCGCTCGCGCCGTTCACGCCGACGCAAGTCTGCATGAACCAAATGGTCCGCACGCGGATGATCGCGCTCAACGAGGCGATGGTCGCGGCGCGCGACGTCCCGGCCTGTGACGGCGCCCGCAAGAAGATCACCGGGGCCTCGATGGACTCGGAGATGCAGACGACGCTCGATCCGGTCTACCGGCGCCGCTTCGATTCCGGCCGTGGCGTCTACGTTGTCGACACCAAAGGTCCCGACTACAAGAAGGCACAGGACGGCGCCGAGCTCCTCCGTAAGTGTCTCACGTCGGACGACGGCGCGCTCGCGTGCGGCCAGCACCCGCTCCTCGGCGGACGGACGTGGGATCGCTTCGGCGCGCGGCCGGATGATCTCCTCCTCGACTTCCTCACGATCCACGTCGAGCAGGGCCGGTGCGTGGTCGGCGCCGAGGTGGCGCTGCCGGTGCCTGACGAGCGGACCTACGACAAGGCGCGGCTCACGCTCGGGCACGTCGAGCTCGACGGCGTGCAGCCGGCGCTCTCCGCGGCGCAACTCGCGAAGCTCGACGAGTGCGAGCACCTCCATCACCTCGCGTCCGAGGATCAGCCGCTCCCGGCCGGACGGAGCGTGAAGCAGTGCCACATCGAGCTCGAGGATTTAGCGCGCAGCGATCGCGAGCTGGGCTTCCTGTCGCTCCTCCCGTTCTCGGGGAAAGTCGATCCGACGATCGCGGCGACGGAGCTTCGCCTCATCAAGCGCGGCGAGCATCGGTTCTATCAGCAGTGGGCGGCGTGTCTCCGGCGCGGCGATTGGGAGTGCTCGGATCAAAAGTCCGTCGCCCACTACGGGATGCACACGATGCGGAACCACAAGGATGCGCGGCGGCTCTTCCGGTTTCCGTGCTCGCCGAATCCGATGGTCGATTTCTTCATCCGGCAGTGCCCGATCGAGACGTGGGATCAGGTGATCGCGCGGCTCGCACGGGAGGCGCAATCGCAGTGAACGGACCCAGCGCGGGAGTCTTTCGGGACTCCCGCCTCCCCCCTCTCGAAAGGAGAAAGTGCGTGACTCCACTGGTGATCTATCATGGCTCGTGTCGCGACGGATTTTGCGCGGCGTGGGTGCTTCATCAAAAATTTCCGGGCGCGGAGTTCGTGGCGGCGTACTACGGGAAGCCGGCACCCAACGTGAAGGCGCGCGATGTCATCATGGTGGACTTCTCGTATCCGCTCGACGTGATGACCGGCATCGCCAACGAGGCCAAGTCGCTGCTGGTCCTCGATCACCACAAGACGGCGCAGGCCGCGCTCGACGGATTCGAGCATGCCATGCGGTCGCTCTACGGTGTCGACTGCACGGTGGTGTTTGACATGGAGCGTAGCGGCGCGGGGCTCGCATGGGACCACTTCTTCCCCCGTGAGGAGCGGCCGTGGCCCGTGGACTACGTGGAAGATCGCGACCTGTGGCGCCATGCGCTCCTCAACTCCGAAACGGTCAACGCCTACATCGGGGTGCTGCCGTTCGAGTTCTCGGCGTGGACCGAGGCCGCGCAAGAAATCTTGGCCGGTGACGCCTATCTGCGCGGCAAGCCGGTGCGTGCGAAAGTGGCGCAGTACATCGCGGAGGCATCGAAGAACGCTCGTCACGTCGATTTCGAGGGCATGCGCGTGCCGTGTGTGAACGCGCCGCAGGTCGACATTTCGGAGCTGCTGAGCAGCTTTTGCGACAACGGCGCGCCGGTGGCGATGGGTTGGTGGCAGCGATTCGACGGACTCTTCCAGTTCTCGTTGCGCTCGCGCGGCGACGTGGACGTATCGGAGATCGCCAAGAAGTACGGCGGCGGTGGGCACAAGGGCGCGGCCGGCTTCCAACTCGACACGCTGCCGGCGTGGATCAGCGCGTAGTCCCTCCCCCCTCGAAACAAGGAGATGGAACGTGAGTAATGATGAAATCAAGGATCAGTCGCCGCACCAGGCGATGGAGGATGCCGGCGTCGGCTTCGACCCGAGCGTGCAGTATCTTGATCTAACCAAAGACGAGAAGCGCCGCACGACGGCGCTCATGCTCTCGATCAACGCCTACCGCGATCTGATCATCAAAGATGCGGAGTATTTGCGTGTGGCGAGCGACCTCGCGAGACGGGACGAGGGGCCGAAGATCAGACCGGCGACTATGAACGCCATGGTGCTCGGCGCCATTCAATTCGATGCGTTCATTGCTGGACGCTACGACCACATCGAGAATCGGGTTGTGGGCAGCGGTGCGCAGGATGCCGCGAGCGACGATGCTGAAGTAGCCCCCTGAAAGGAACAGAGGAGAACGACGGACATGGCAAACGAAAGCGAAGAACGAGCCCGGGCATTTCTGAACGACATGACCGAGGCGTTGCATCCTGACGAAGCGCGCGGGGCGGCACTCGCGGTGCTGCTGATTTTCCTTGCCGACATGGGGCACTCAGACGTCGTGGACGCATTCGTGGGCGCGCGGCGGCGCTGCAAATTCTAGTGTCAAACGCAGAATACGTTCGGTGACTGAGGGGAACGGGAGAAGGAAGGGAACAGGAACATGGACGACTTTGACGATGATGAGGTGTGCGGCACCTGCGGCGGCTCAGGATTCATTCCTCACGACTGCGGCGAAGACACGTGCTGCTGCCTGATGCCCGACGACGAAGACTGCCCTGAGTGCGTGTGACCCGTCGTACTGGAAGGGGGAGACGTGGACGTTGAGGGGTTGATCGTCGCGTACCTGATCGGCGTCGTGCTCTGTGGCTTCACCTGGGGGCCGTGGTTTGAAATGGACGGGACGCGCACCGACATCGTGTATCTCGCCGCCGTTGTGCTCTGGCCGCTCTCGATGCTGTTCGTGATCGCGGAATGGTCGGTGCAAGTGGGCCGAGGCGTCGACCGTTGCGCCCAAGTCGCGTGCGAACGCTGGCGTAAATGGCGGTCGGTAAGGACTCCCCACCCATGAGCGAGGTCGTGAACATCGCGCGCGTACGAGAGCAACGGCTTGAGGCTATCGCTGATTGGGCGCTCAACTACGGAGATCGCCGGGCCTTCGACGCGCTCCGTGAGCAGGCCCGCAAGGTGCGAGAGCGGGCATTTGACGCGCAGTGGGCGCAGTTCGTCGCGAGCAATCCGAGTGTGCAACGCCTTGTCGTGGAGGCGCGGCGCGAGGCTCACCGTGGCGGCTACTGCAACCGAGACACCTGCCCCTCGCGTCATCGGCGACGTAGGGACGAAAGGACCACCCCATGAACGAGGGAAGCGCAGCAAAGCCTCGGCCGTTCGCGATTGTCTGCAATTCCTGCGTGGCGCAGGGGCTGAAGACCATGACGACCGGATTTGGACTGACGGCGATGCCTATTCGGCTCATCTTCCAGTGCCATACCTGTGGCGCGGAGTGGCAGGCGTATCCGTCGAAAGTGAAGGACACAGAGCCATGAACGAGGGAAGCGTGCCCGAGCCAACGAACACGATAGCCGAATATACGAGCGTCGGTCCGCATCCGTGGAGGCCGCGTCGTCGAACGTGGCGCCAACGGCTACGCGACTGGGTGCTGTTGCGACCAGCGGTCTGCGATTCCTGCTACCTCGATCCGATCGTGCACCCGACGCAGGGCTACACCAAAGCGCGCCCGATGGGATGGCAATGAGCGTGCCCGAGCCAACGTGTAAGGGCATCCGCACCAAGCGGCGCGAGTATCACGACGAGAACGGCATGAGCGTCGAGGTGGAAGTGGACGCCCATTGTAGGGGCTGTCCCGACGTCCACGGCGGAGAACGGGCACCGATGAACGAAGAAGATTGGACATACTTCGAGGCGGCACAGGCGAAGGTCTATGCGGCCGTCGCGTTCGCGGAGAACGTCGAAGCGTTTATCCGGGCACTGCCCTGGACGCCGCACGCAACCGAAGATGAGCGGACGTTTGTGGCGGGCAATCTTCGCAACTTCGCCGCGCGGCTGCTCGATGCTATTCGCAACGCCACGCTTGACGAGGGGTCGTCTAAGCCTGCTGGGACGCGCGCCCTGACAGGCCACGAAGACACGGGGCATGGGGCTCCGACGAATGGCGGTGAGAGTCCGCCACCCTCGACCCATGGCGGAGAACGGGCAGACCGACTCACGCCGGAAGAACGGGTCTACATGGAAAAGGCGCGGATCTACGGCGCGCCCGACAGCCTACACACGCGACTTCTCGACATCATCGACCGGCTCGCCCCACGGCCCCACGGCGGGGAGCGGACGTCGACCCCTGCGGAGGCACCATGATCCGCTCGATCGCCACGGTGCTCCTCGTGCTCCTCTCCGCCTCCCCGGTGCACGCCTTCTCCGACCTCGACTACTGCCGCGCGCTCCTGAACATCGACCGGGATCGCTGCCGCGTCGACCAAAAGCAGGCGCTCCTCGACTGCACGGAAGCGTACGCCCGGGACCGGTATCTCGAGACGGGATTCGAGATCGAAACGCTGCGCGAGTGTCGACGGGACGCGCGGGAGGAGCGGAAGGACTGCCGGGCATCCATTCCGACGTGCGCGGAGGTTGGCGTCCAATGAGTGCGATCACAGCCGCGTTCGTCGCGGGATGCCTGCTCGGCCTGATGCTCCGCCGTGGCGTGGCGCCGGGCGGTGCGAACGGTGGCGTCTGGTATCCGCCGGCCACGACGGAGCCGCCAAGCCCGCCACCGCCGCCACCCCCTGCGTCCGGACTGTCATCGCGCGAGGCATGCGAGATCGAGGCGGCGATCCGTGCGGCAGAGGCAGCGCCACTGCGGACGGCGGCCGAGGTGCTCGAATGGATCCGACAGCAGGGCAACCCGGTCCACATCCCGAACCCCAAAGACCAACGCTCGCTCGCCGAGATCGAAGCGGGAGTGTCCCATGCCTGAAGGTCTGAACGGCCATGCGACCGGCGGCCCCGTCCCCGTCGCCGGTTTCCGCGTCGTCCTCGACGTCACCGTCAACGACGCCCAGACGTACGAGCAGGCGATCGCCGTTGCGGTGAACCACCTTCGGAGCGGCGCCGCGCTCCAGGTCATGGTCGAGAACCGGGCGACGAAAGAAGTGCAGGGCTTCAACGTGACGGAAGTGGAACCGACGCCGCCGGTCGAAGCGTCGCAGAACCGGCAAGTGATGGCGCGGTTTCTTCAAGTCGTGGACGCGGGGGTGATCCAAACGACGACGCCGGAGGCGGTGCCGGTGGTGCAGGGAATCGTGCAGGAGATGAAGAAGGCGGTGGAACGGAAGCCGTTGATCGTGGTGGTGCCGGGCTAAACCGGCGAGGAGGCGGAGCATGCTGGTGCTGTTGGTGACGTCGTGCGGGTGCTCGCGGTTGATCGAGATGGAACGGACGCCGGAGCTGCTCGACATCCCGATCCCATTTCGGGGTCCGGTCGCGGCCGATCCGATCTCGTTCCTCGAACTCGTGCGCGAGTGGAACGAGAGCGGACGAAGCGTGCGGAGGTTCAAGCTCCGCGAGGTGCTGTATCGCGGTGACGATCTCGGCGACCTGGAAGCGAGCCTCTTTGATCAGTACCGGCTCGACGAGCGTCCCGAGGCGCAAGAGGAGGTGGCGCTCTATTTCGAGGTGCCGGCCATCCCGCGCGCGAGCACGTCGCCGCCGATGGCGCCGCACCCCAACGTCGACATCGGTGAGCCGGAGATCGTGATACGCGAATCGCGCCGGTGGCCCGTGCGAGCGCGGCATGACGCGTACGTCTACAAGGCCGGCGACGTCATCGGGCACATCTCCGGCAACGCGGAGGATGGATTCACGGTGACGGGCGGCTTCTCGGCGGGGTACGTGAGCGCGCATCTGCGAGCCGGCGCGACGTTCAAGGACGCCGTCGATGCGATCGCGGCCATGCTGCGGAGCTACGACGCGCAGCGGAAAGAGGCGATGGCCGATGCCTGACACCTATCCAAGCGTCATGTCGGCCCTCACCCGCCGCTACACCTTGCTCGCGCTGCTCTCCGGGCGCTGCACGCTGGCACTCGCCGGCGAGGGGCCGCGGATCTCCGACCCGCATGCCATCCTCGAGGAAGAAGCGGACTTGGCGCGAGCCATGAAGGCGTGCACGCCGATCGAAGCGGGCGCGATCGAGCTCGAAGTGACGCGGCCGGATTTGCCGGTCAGTCGGAGCAAGCCAAAACCAGGCGAGTATCAACCGCGCCGCGTCCGTGCGTCGACGAGCAAGTGCGAGCTGCTCGCCGCGGCGACGGGCGAGAAAATGTATCACGAGAAGTTTGTCGATCTCGTGTGCCTCGGCTTCGAAAAGACGCGCGCGGGCTTGCTCGCGGCGGGGCTCCTCGACGATCGGCCGCTCGATCCGTTCGCGCGTGGCGATGCGGGGGTCCTGATCACGACGTTCTACGACTATCGAGGGGCGCGGACGGAAGGACGGAGGATAGGGGCATGAGCGTCACGCGAGCGCAGGTCACGCTGCAACACCAGGTCGCCGACGTCATGATCGGCGACCGGCGGCTCGGCATCGTCGGGCGCCACCTCGGCCACCGGCCCGGCCGCCAGTGGTTCTTCATGCTGGAGAGCGAGGACTACGACCTGGCCCGCGAAGCCTCGGGCGTCGCCCAACAAGACATGGAAAGCGACAGCGACGCCGCGACGTTCGACGAAGCGGTCGATGCGCTGATCGCGGCGCACAACCGGCGGGCGGCCCGAGCATGAGCGACGACATCCGCCCCGAGATCGCCGTCGTCTGCACGGCATTCAAGCGCCCGGACTACTCGCGCCAGTCGCTCAACGCCCTCGCGGTCGCACTCGAAGCGCTGGGCCGCGACGTGCCGATCCATCTGCACGTCGAGCCCGGATCAGACGAAGTCATGGCCTTGTGCGAGGCGTTCTGTCGCCGGTTCCATGGCGGCACGACGCTCGTGCGCAACCGGGAACGTCTCGGCGTCAACGCGAACACGCTCGCCGCGATCAACGCCGGCTTTGCGCGCGGCGACGTCGACTACGTATGCCTGATCGAGGACGACGTTGTCCTTGCGGCTGACGGCCTCACCTTCCTCGCGTGGGCGGCGGCGCAGTTCTGGGACGACACGCGCGTGCTGAGTGCGACCACGTACAACAGGGAGCCCGCCATGCCCCCGCCCGAGCGCTGGCACGAGGTGCGGACGCGGGCGTGGACCCACGTCTGGGGCTTCGGCATCTGGCGCAGCCGGTGGGCCATGATCCGCAACCAGGTCGGGCGCGGGCGCATGTCGTGGGACTGCGACGTCAACGCCGCCCGCGAGCGCGCAGGGCTTCGCGAAGCGTTCCCGGTCCTCTCGAGATGCAACAACGTGGGCGTTTTGAGCTCCGCAGCGCACGTCAATTCGCCGCCGCCGGAGTTCTACGCCGAGTGGCACGTCCTCAAATTCCATGCGGGGCAGGTCGACGTGCCACTGGGGGAGTTCCGGTTGGCCAACGAGGTGCGAGCGTGAAAAAGCTGCGACCCTTGGTGCCGCAGCCGGACGGCACGTTCCACGTCACGCTCACAAAAGGCCACGTCGCGATCATCGATGCCGTCGATGCAGAGCGCGTCGGCCGCTACAATTGGTGCGCGGATGTCCGAGACGGGAAAGTCTACGCTGTCAGTCGTGCCGACCTGCCGCGTGGCGATGGAAAGTTGATCCGCATGCACTGCTTCCTGCTCGGATTGCGCAACGGGAAGCGCGCGAAGGTGGTAGCCGATCACCGGAACGGCAACGGGCTCGACAATCGACGCAGCAATTTGCGGGTGGCCACGTACCAAGAGAATTCGTGGAACGCGCGCGGCAAAGGCAATAAGCACGGGTTCATCGGCGTGGTATGGCACGCGCGCGATCGGCGGTGGAAGGCGAACATTCGGTACAACTACCGACGACGCGGCCTCGGGACCTTCTACTCGGCCGAGGACGCGGCCCGGGCATATGATCGAGCGGCGCTGAAGCTGCACGGCAAATTCGCACGCCTCAACTTTCCTGACGAGGCATCCGCCGCATGACGACCAACAACGCCGCCGGCCTCCTCATCCTCCTCGGCTTCGCCTGTCTCGGCTACGGCGCCTGGCGCTACAGTCCGGTCGCGGGCTGGTGCGTGACGGGTGGGGTGCTCGTCTTCATCGGCGTCGCGATCGCGAACGCGAGGCGGCCGGAGTCGGATGACGATCGGTGGCTCCGTGAGCAGACGGACGACGCGGCGGGAAGGCGGGCGAGACCGTGAACCTCGGCTTGCACGGACTCGACTTCCGCCAAGGCGCCGTCCTGCACGTCTCGTGGGCGATGCTCGCCGCGGTGCTCCGCCTCCCGCCGGGCATGCGGATCACGGCGATGCGCCCGCGCGACGAAAGCTGGAACGAGGCGACGATCACGTTGCGGATCGAAGGCGACGGGTGCCCTTGGGTGGAGGCTGGCGTCATGCTGCCCGAGGTCGTGGCGGTCTACCGGCGCGCGGCATGCGGTGAGCTCGGGCACGCCGAGTTTGTCGAGCTGCAAGACGGCGGTCCCTATCGGCTGCGAAACGTTGAGGCGGAGGCGTTCGAAGCGGAAATGGTACGCGCGCGGCGGCGCGGACCGGACGACTACCAGGTGGGCGACGAGATCAGCCGGGGCGGCAAGACCGGCATCGTCGTGGGGAGGCTGGATGCCACGAGAACATGACTGGTTCGCCTGGATGCACTACCCGATGTGGGTGGCGCTCGGCGTCCTCGGCTACGACGCGGGCCGCGCCATCGTGGGCGAGTGCGAAGCGCTAGCGGAACGCCGGCGACTCTTCGGTCCGGACTTCGAGGAAGCGGACGACGAGTTCATCATCGAAGCGTACTGAACGGGAGGCGGGGTGGCGCTGAAGCTCGAACCAGGCACGATCTACAACGGCCTGAAGGAAATCTCGGCGGTGATGGAGCGGACCGAGAAGTCGCTCAAGCGCCTCGCGCGCCGCGACGGGTTCCCGCTCTTCGCCGACAGCGGCGGCCGCCTCTGGACGAGCTCGGACGCCATCCTCGAATGGGTGCGAGACCGGGCGCGTGCGCCGTTCGGGCGGCCTCAACGACAGACGCCCCCCGAACGCCCATCCCCACGCTAGCCCGACGCCCTATCAACGCCTCTTGGTGAATGGCGCCGGCATGTTACATGACAGTCGTCGGTAGGTCCGTCCACCAGGCGGCTTCCACGATCGCACTGGCCGCGACCCGTCCCGCATGCGGGTCGCGGCCCCCCTCCTGAGATCCGGGTGCGACCGTTTGCGCTCGCCGCGTGTGCTGGGGCATGCCTTCAGGCATGGCCTCCAGGAAAAAGCCGACCCCGGCCGAGATCGCTGACCTCATCGAACGCCGCGTGAAGAAAGCCGTCACCCGCAGAGGCAACGCTGTGAGCGTCGACCTGGGACAGCTGAGCCCGCCGAAGCCGATTAACGGCGGGGCGAGGCAACTCCTCAGCCGCAACGGTCACACAAACGCCGCGAAGGGCAACATCGAGGAATGATTGTTAGCCGTCGTTGATGCCGAGAAATTCTGGGCGAGCGTTGATCGGCGCTCGCCCGACGGATGCTGGGAATGGGCACACGCTCGATCCCCACTGGGCTACGGAAAGGCTCATATAGGACGGGGGCACGTCACGCCGGTGGTCCTTGCTCATCGAGTCGCGTGGGCGCTGGCGAATGGCGAAATACCAGACGGCCTCTTGGTGCTGCACCGGTGCGACAACCCGCCGTGCTGCAACCCCGCGCACCTCTTCCTCGGCACGCACGAGGACAACATGCGCGACATGCGGTCGAAGGGGCGGTCGAATGTCGGAGTCCGCCACCCGCTAGCCCGATTCTCGGACGAAGCGGTGAGGGCAATTCGAGCCGCACGAAGGCGCGGAATTAGCGTCGCCGCGATCGCGCAGTGGTTGGGGGTGCCCCGCTCGCGAGTGAGTAGGGCGGCGACTGGGCGTCGGTGGGCGCATCTACCTGGGGGCGTAGCTCCCCAGCGTGCGTACAGGAACCAGCCACGTACCGGTGGCAGATTCGCTAGCGTAGTACCCGGGTAAACTCAGCCCATGAGCCTCCTCGCCCGCCGCCGCACGAAACCTGCGACGGCCGGCGAAGCTCCGTCCGCCCCCGACTGGCTCGCGGCCTACCACCGCGACGGCTACGCCCTCGTCCACAACGTCTTCTCGCTGACGGAAGTGGCCGCCATGAAAGAGGCGGCCGCGTACGTGGAGACGCACCCCGCGTGCGACCGCGAGATGGCCCCGAACGGCGCCACGCGGATCGCGTTCTGGCCGTCGCTCCTCGCGGCGACGCTCGACGGCGCGCGGACGGATTCGCGGATGCTGGCGCTCGTGCAGCTGATCCTCGGCACGACGAGCCTTCGAAGCGGCACGAGCCAGCTCTACTACCGGACGCCGGGCGATCCGGACGCCTTCCAGTGGCACCGGGACGTGATCTTCCGGGACGCGATGGAGGCCCCCGAGCGCTACGTGCAGGCGGCGATCTTCCTCGACGACGTGACGGCGATCGAGCAGGGCGCGATCGTGTTCGTACCGGGGAGCCACCGCGCGGGCGACGTCGACGGGCTCTGGACGCTCGACGACGTCGCGAAGCGGAAGGGCGGCGCGTGGGACATGGACGACCGCTACGGGCCGGTGCAGCCCGCGCTCGTCACGGCAGGATCGGTCGGGCTCTGGCATCCGCTCGTGATCCACGGGTCGCAACCGAACACGACGGAGCGGAGTCGGCGGTACTACATGTGCGGCTACGCGGACGCTGATGCGGTCGGGGACGCGTACCCGTGGGCGTTTCGGGAGGGGGAAGCGGTGCGGCATGGCTAGCACCCGCCGCCTCGCATGGTTTGGTCGGATGCTGTCGTTGGCGCGACGGTGGCGAAGCGCGGGCGGTCGTCGGCGGATGCCGCGCGCGATCGTCGAAGGCTACTGCGCGCCGGAGTGTCGATTCTGCCGGGACGGCGTTCACGCGCTCGGGTCGGTGTGGTGACGATGCAATCCCCCGCCGAGCTCGACGCCTTCTGGTCCCGCCCCGATCCCTGGGGCTTCCGGACGCACCCGGACGATCAAACGCGGCTCGTGAAGCTCTTGGCGGCGCTCCCGAAAAGTCGGTACCGGCGGGCGCTCGACATCGGGTGCGGGGACGGGTTCATCGCGGAGCAGCTCCCCGCCGAGTTCGTGACCGGCATCGACCTCGCGCAGGGCGCCATCAACCAGGCCCGCGACCGGACGCCGGCGGGGGCGAAGCGGGTCTTCTACCAGGGGTCGCTCTTCGACTTCGGGAACCTGATCCGGGGGACGTACGACCTGATCATTGCGAGCGGGATATTGTACTCCCAGTATCTTGGCGGCGCCTCCGTGCTCGCGGGGCAGATTCTTGCGGAGCAGCTCGCGCCGGGCGGCGATCTTGTCATCAGTGGTGTCAGCGGTTGGCTTTCGGTCGTGCCGCCGCTGACGTTGCTGCACCGGGAGACGTATAAATACCGAGAGTTCGAGCACCGTCTTGAGATCTGGCGAGCCTGCTAAGCTATGCGCCGCATAGATGACATAGCGATGCACTTCATGTCGTTCGTGGAGTGTTGCGAAGACGGCTGTTGGCTATGGCGCGGCGGTGTTAGCGCGCGAGGGCGCGGCGTATTCGTTCATCTCGGAGTCTCGCGTCTTGCGCATCGAGTTGCCTGGCTAATGCGCCATGGTACCGACGGCCCGGCGAATCTTCGCCCGCGTTGCGGCGCGGTGCGTTGCGTGAACCCCGAGCATCAAGAGCCGGGCAAGCGGCCGACCTCGACACTGGCGCAACGGTTCTGGGGCTACGTCGCCAAGCGCGATGATGAATCGTGCTGGGAATGGCAGTCCGGTCGGTCGCCTCGTGGCTACGGCAACTTCCACGTCGAGCGCGGAAAGGCGTCTGTTCGGGCACACCGTTTTTCGTGGGAACTATGCAACGGCAAGATCCCGGACGGGCTCTGCGTCCTCCATCGCTGTGACAATCCCCCGTGCGTGAACCCGGGCCACCTGTTTCTCGGGACACGCGACGACAACGTGAAGGACATGATGAGTAAGGGGCGGCATGTCCCTACTTCCCTGCATGGGGAAGCGTGCTCCTGGGCGAAGTTGACGGCGGAGTCGGTACGGCAGGTTCGAAGGGAAGCGGCTGCCGGCGTCCCGTACGCCGCACTCGCGCAACGGTACGGTGTAACTCCAACCGCGGTCATCAATGCCGTCGCTCGGAGAAGCTGGCGTCACGTAGCGTAGCTAGACCGTGCCCATCCTCTACCTCCACAAAGTCGCGCCAGTGGCTGCGACTCGGTGGTGGGTTACGCCCGATGCGCTCGCGCAGCTCCTGCTGGACCTCCGCGGCAAGCGCGTGACGTACCTCGACGAGTACGACCCGCACGACCCGAACGCCTACGTGATCACGTTCGACGGCCTCTACCGGAACGTCCTCACGTACGCGCTCCCGCTGCTCCGCCGCCACGGCGTACCGTTCGAATGCTTCCTCTCCGGCGACCACATCGGCCGCGACAACGCCTTCGACGCCCCGGAACCGCCCGCGGACTTCGCCGATCTCGACGACCTCCGCACGATCGTCGAGCACGGCGGCCGCCTCCAGTGGCACTCCGCGAGCCACGCGGACCTGACGACGCTCGACCACGACGCCATCCGCCACGAGCTCGCGGTCCCCGAGCACCTCCGCGCGCTCGATCCGCAGGGGTTCCGCTGGTTCGCGTACCCGCACGGGAGAGTGGCCGGGCTCGCGCTGCTCCCTGAGTCAGGCTTCCTCGGCGCCGTCGCCTGCGAGAACGGCGACGACCACCGCTACACGCTCCGCCGCGACTGCGCGCTCGAAACGACACGCCTCGGGCATCCGACCGTCGCCCTGATCGTCGCGAATTATCAATACGGCCGGTACTTGGGCGAGGCCCTCGACTCCGCGCTCGCGCAGACCCAAGCCCCCGACGAGCTCGTCGTGATGGACGACGCAAGCACCGACGAGACGATGCAGGTGCTCGAGCGCTACGCCGGGCGCGTGACGGTGCATCGAAACGAGCGGAACCTCGGCGTCGTCGGCAACTTCCGCCGCGGCGTTGACGCGACGGCGAGCGAGTTCGTGTGCTTCCTCGGCGCCGACAACCGCGCCCGCGCCGACTACGTGGAGCGGTGCGCTGGGGCGCTGATCGCGCATCCCTTCGCCGCGATCGCCTACACGGACATGGTCCTCTTCGGCGAGCGCGCGCACATCTTGGCGGGCAAGGTGGGGGCCGCGAAGCTGCCGGACGTCGGGCTCTATCACTGGACGTTCCCGGACTTCGACGCGTCGATTCGGGTGCGGATGCAGTCGCACAACGTGATGCACGGGAGCTCGGCCTACCGACGGTCCGCGTACTTGGAAGTCGGCGGCTATCGGGACACCGGTGGGCCCGAGGATCATGACCTCTTTCGACGCATCGTCGCAGCAGGCCACGACGCAGTTCGCGTGCCGCATCCACTCATCGAATACAGGCAGCACTCCCCCAACCAGGCGAATGCGAAACACGGCGGCTGACTTCGGGCCTGCGGAGATCCCCGTTCTCCTCCGGGCCGCGGCGGACCCTCGCGTCCCTGCGGGGGCGCTCATGGGCATGCTAGCGACGGCGTACCGCCGCCGGGACCAGCGACGGCTCGGGCCCGGGTCTTTGCCGCAGCTCGCGCTCCGGTTCTGGTCGTACGTTTCGGTATCGGACGGGTGCTGGTTGTGGACGGGGTTTCGAAACCCGCTCGGGTACGGAAGGCTTGGGGTGCGCGGACGCCTTGAGCTTGCGCACCGGGTCGCATGGACATTGCAGCGCGGGCCGATCCCGGACGGCATGGGCGTGCTGCACCGCTGCGACAATCCGCCGTGCGTTCGCGTGGCGCACCTCTTCCTCGGGACCGACGCCGACAATAACGCCGACAAGGTCCGCAAGTGTCGGCAGGCCCGTGGTGAAACGGCGGGGAAGGCGATTCTCACGCGTCCGCAGGTCGATGAGATTCGCCGCCGGTACGGCACGCGACACGGCAAAGGTCGGCCGGGTTCCGGCGGCGTCACCCATCGACAGCTAGCCGAGGAGTACGGCGTAACTCTTGGCGCGATCGAGCAGGTCATGCTCGGTCGCACTTGGAAGTGAGGGTGACAGCGATGGACGGAAAAGAAGCCGCCGACACCCTGCTCGCGGCGATGGCAGCGCAAGTGGCCGCGATCGCGGACCCGTTGGGTGGCGTTCAAGATGGCCAGCGCCTCGCGCTCCCCGGCGAAGAGCCGATGCGCGAGGCCGACGCGGCGGAAGACTCCTTTCTCCAGGCGCGTCTCGCGAAGATCGAAGCCGCCCGCGTCGCCGTTTCCGACTTGCTCGAGCACGGCTTCCCGGCGCTCCCGGAGCGTGAAGTCGACGCGGCGACGATCGCACTCCTCGACCTCCAGGTGCGCCAAGCGCAAGCGGCCCGCGCGCGGTTCAAGCAGCGCGAGGCCTCCGCCGGCACCGTTGCCTTCGCTCCCAGCGACGAGGGCTGATGCTGGACGGCATCATCTTCGCGGTGCTGGTGCTCGTGTCCGTCTCGCTGCACCGCCGCCTCGACGACATCGAGAAGAAGCTCACACCTCCGCCGCCACCGGTCGCTACGGGCGGCACCGTTACGTTTGCCCCGACCGACGAGCCGTAGCGCCGTCGGCATTTCACGCACGAAAGGACACGCATCATGCCGATTCAATTGGGACGCCGCCGCGCCTTCGAAGCGCGCTTCACCGACATCCAGGGCAACGAGTGCTCGATCGACGAGAGCCAGCAGGAGATCGCCGCGGCCACGACGAACGGGGCGATCGAGGACTTCGCGAAGGTCTTCGGCACCGGCCTGAACGACGGCAAGGTCGTCGGCTGCTCGGGCAAGGTTCGCCCCTCTGCCCTCGGTCCTGTCCAGGTCCAGGTCACGGCCGACGCCGACCGCGGCGACGGCGTGCGCACGCTCACGCTCATCGGTGAAGAGACCGTGATCCAGGGCGAGGCCTCCGGCGGGACGATCACCTTCGGCGGCGACGACGAGAACTGATCTTCGGTCGTGGAGCTCCTCCGCCTCACGCTCGCCTGCTTGGTGACCCTCGGGGCGACGTTCCATCCGCCCTGACGGGTGGGACGTCGTCTCGATCACCCCGCAGGACGCCTCCGCGCGCGTCACCATCGTCCGCACGATCGCGTACAGGGAGGCGTTTCGGTGGCCGGATCCAGGGTGTCGTTCGGTGGAGCTCGAGGTCATTCCGTGAAGTGCTTATCTTGCGACGCCGAGATCCCGCGGCTCGAAGCGATGCCCGAGGACATCCGGAACGACGGCACGCTCCCGGTCTACGGCACCTGCCGCGCGTGTCGGAGCTCGAACCGCGGGCATCGGAGCCGGGGCACGGGCGCCACCCTCCGCCTCTCGGCCCCAGAGCAAGCGCTCTACGGGCGAGAGACGTATCGGCGGGCGGTGGTGATCGGGCGAGCGTAGGGCGATGGGAGCGAAGATCCACTTCGAACGAGCAGCCTCTGGCGAGCTTCTGCCGGTCGCATTCGAGGGCACCCCGGACGAGGTGCGGTTCGCTGTCGAATGGTACCGCGCGTTCCTGACGCAGAAGATCCGGGCGCTGAAGAAGATTATGGGGTGGTGGACGGTCGGACGAGCCAAGCCGACCGAGGAGGAGATCTCGGAGCGCATCCGGAAGCACGGCGGCGTGCCGGCCGTCCTTCTCATGGCGGCGCGGATGCTCGACGAGACCGCCCTCCCCGAGCAACGAGAGGCGTGCGCAGCGTGGCTCGACTACGTGGCTCCCCATTGGCGCACGGTCAAGTCGCTGCGTGGGTACGTGGTGGACCGAGGGTCGCCGGACGTCCTTGCGTGGCGCCGGGCAGTTCTGCGCCGTGACGGGCACCGGTGTCAGGCGATCGGGTGCGGGGCGACCGAGCAGCTCGTGGCGCATCACCTTGTCCACTGGGCGAATGTGCCGTCGCTGCGAATCGAGCTCGACAACGGGATCACCCTGTGTCGCGCCTGCCACATCAAGCATCACTCGACCGGGAAGATCCTCTGGGGGCTCGGTGCCGAAGCGGCCTGAACCCCGGCGACGGAAGCGCAAGCCGCCACCCGGCAAGCGCAGTAGCACACCAGAAAAAAAGGCGGCGTTCATCGAAGAACTTCGCCGACATGGAAGCGTCTATCACGCGGCGAAGGCGGCTGACGTCGGCCGCCGCACCGTCTACGCCTGGCGGGATGCCGATGAGGCGTTCGCAGCGGCGTGGACGGACGCGCACGACGACGCACTCGACGCGCTCGAGGAGAGCCTCTACCGCCGCGGCATCACGCGCGACACGACGGCGGCGATCTTCCTGCTCAAGGGCAACCGTGGCGACAAGTACCGGGACCGCGCGAGCCACGAGCACACCGGCAAAGACGGCGGCCCCATCGAAACCGCCGCGGTCCCGTGGGACCTGACCAAGCTCACCGACGAGGAATTCGAAGCGTTGCAGAAGATCCGCGCGCGCGCCGGTGCGCCGCTTACCAACGGACACGACCACGCACACCACAACGGCAACGGCACCAACGGCCACGCCCCGGGCGGCGTTTCGTCCGCCCACTGACGACGAGATTGCGCGTGAGGCGGCGCGGCGACGGTACCTCAAGGACCCCGTCGCGTGGGCGCGCGAGCGAGCTGGCGTTCACCTCTGGTCAAAGCAGCGGGCCATCATTGAGAGTCTCCGGGACCATCGTCTCACCTCGGTGCACGCGTCTCACGAGGTCGGCAAGTCGCTCTGTGCGGCCGTCGCGGTCGGGTGGTGGCTGGACGTCCACCCCCCGGGAACGGCCTTCGTGGTCACGTCGGCGCCGACTGCCCCGCAGGTTCGCGCGATTCTCTGGCGTGAGATCGCGCGGCTCCATGCGCGCGGGGGGCTCCCTGGGCGACTCAATCAAACGGAGTGGTTTCTGCCAATCCGGAAGCCGGACGGGACGTTCCGCGAAGAGCTCGTGGCCTTCGGTCGGAAGCCGGCTGACCAAGACCCGACGGCGTTTCAGGGACTTCACCAGCGCTACATGCTGGTCGTGCTGGATGAGAGTTGCGGCATCCCGAAGAACCTCTTCGTCGCCGCCGACTCGCTCATCGCCAACGATGACTCGCGCATGCTCGCGATCGGCAACCCCGACGACCCGCGAACCGAATTCGCCGAGGTCTGCAAGCCCGGCTCCGGCTGGAACGTCATCCACATCTCCGCCTTCGACTCGCCGAACTTCACCGGGGAGGACGTCCCTGACGAGATCCGTCCGCTGTTGGTCGGGAAGACCTGGGTCGAAGAGAAGCGGCGGAAGTGGGGCGAGAGCAACCCGCTCTGGAAGTCCAAGGTCGAAGGGGAGTTCCCGGAGCAGACGGATGGCGGACTCATTTCACCCGGCCTCGTCCTTGCCGCGCAGAACCGAAGGCTCTCGCTCGGCGAGCCGCGCGAGCTCGGCGTCGACGTCGGGGCGGGCGGTGACGAGAACGTCGTCTACGCCCGCTGGGGGCCGGTGGCGCGTCGCCTGCGGCGCGATCGGCAACCCGACACGATGAAGACCCTCGGGAACGTGCTCGCGCACAAGCGCGAGGTCGAGGCGACGGCGGTGAAGATCGACAAGTGCGGCGTGGGCCTTGGCGCCGTGAATCGTGCCGCCGAGCTCGGCGAGGCCAGCGTCATCGGCATCAACGTCGGTGAGGGCGCCGCCAACAACGAGGAATTCGAGAACCTCCGCGCCGAAGGCTACTGGGGCCTCCGCGAGCGTTTCATCGACGGCGACATCGACCTCGACCCGGACGACCTCGACCTCGCCGCCGAGCTCGTGGCTATCAAATACGACCGCTCGTCCCGGGGCCGCACCAAGATCGAGAGCAAGGACGAGATGCGGAAGCGCTTGGACGGGCGGAGCCCGGACAACGCGGATGCGCTGATGCTGTGTTTCCTGGATCGCCGACCGGCGGTGTTCGACCCCGCGGCGATCGCTGCGTTCTGATCGTTCTCGACTGAATGCCCCTCGCCGACCGCATCGTGCGCGCCCTGGGCGGCACGCCGGCGTCCGCGCTTCCGACGGTGATCGACCAAGTGCTCGCCCACGACCGTGAGATCCGCGGCGCGGAGCACCGGGCGTTCGCCTCGACGCTCAGCGACGCGATGGTGCGGACGCTCCAGGAGCAGCTTCAGTCCGCCGGGCTCGGGCGGCGCGTCAACGGCTCGTTCAGCAGCCACAGCATCGTCTACACGGCGATCTCGCGTGCGATGACGAACGTCGGGCGCGTACCGTTCAAGCTCGCGAAGCCCGATCCGGACGGCAACCCCGGTGAGCCGGTCGCGAAGCACGCGCTCCTCGATCGCCTGAAGCGGCCGCATCCGACGCTCTACCCGGTCTTCTCGCAGATGGTCGAGATGCACGTCGGAAGTTTGCTTGCCCACGGGAACACGTGGACGCAGGCGGACCCGGTCGTCGACTCGAAGACGCGGATCCCTCTGACCTTCCGCGCGCTCACGAGCGCGCACGTGTCGCCGCTGATCGACCCCGCCACCTGGGCGCTCCTCGCGTGGGAGCTCCGGTGGGGCTCGCGGCCGCAGTGGGTGAACCCGGAAACGCTCGACCAGTGCAAGCTCTCGAATCCGGACTCGGGACCGCAGATCCTCGGGCTCGGCCCGCTCCAGGCGGCGCAGCAGGCCGTCAACGGCGACTACGCGATGCAGCGGTACGAGGAAGCATTCTTCGTGAACGGCGGCGCGCTGTCGCTCCTCCTGAAGTACCGCGGCGTCGGGCCGGAGCAGACCCGCCAGCCGCTCAAGCCCGATGACTTGAAGGCGGCCCGCCTCGCGTTCGAGGACGCCTATGCCGGCTCGACCAAGATGCGGAAGGTCGGCGCGATCAATCTCGACTGGGACCTCGAGGATCTCGGCATCACGCAGCGGGACATGCAGTTCGTCGAAGGGCGCACCTGGGGGCTTCGCGAGATCGCCATGTGCTTCAAGACGCCGGCGGTCCTCCTGAACGACCAGGAGAAGTCGGCGCTCTCGGGCGAGCAGATCACGGCCGCGGAAGCGCAGGAAGCGCGGCAGGTGACGGTCCCGCTCTGCACGCTCCTCTCGGCGTACTATCAGCGCATCTTCGTCGATCGCTACGCGCCGGGGCACATCGGCTACTTCGACATCGACGAGATCGAGGTCCTGAAGAAGGACTTCTCCGAGAAGGTGACGAATTACTGCAAGCTCGTGAACGAGGGCCAGGTGCCGGCACGCGATGCAGCGGCGCTGTGCGACCTCGGCGTCGACCCCGACGCGCTCCCGGACGTGGCGCTCGTGTCGTTCAGCCTCGCGCCAGTCTCGGAGGTGCTCGAGGGCGGGCGGCTCTCCGATCCGCTGGCGATCGACGTCACGCCGACGGCGGCTGACCCGAAGACCCCCGGCGGCGACGACGACGACGACGATACACCGCCGGCCAAGCTCCCGCCCCCGAAGGAACGCCGCGTGATCGTGCTCCCGTCCGCGCGCGTGCGCGCGCGCCGCGCGCAGCAGGAACGCGACGGGCTCCGGTTCGCTCGGTGGCGCGCCGTCATGGCCTCGTTCAACCCGCTGACGAAGCGGTATCGGACGGAAGTCCGCGGCCACATCTTCGACCTCAATGCCGAGGTGATGGGGAACCTCCGGGCGCTGAAGCAGGTGGCGCGCGCGTCGAGTGACGAGCTCCGCCGGCTCCTCTTTGACGAGCAGGCGGCAAACGAGCGCCTGCGGACGCTCTCGCGGCCGTACTTCGAAGACGCGATCCGGATCGGCGCCGAGGGCGTCGCCAACCTCATCGACAGCGACCCGCTCGGGCTCGACGCGCCGGGGATGCGGGCCTTTCTCCAGGTGAAGGAGATCAAGGTCGTCGGCATCAACGAGACGATCCGCGAGGCGCTCCGCGAGACGCTCGGGGAAGGCCTCGACGCGGGCGAGACGCTGACGGGCCTCGCGGAGCGCGTTCGTGGCGTGATGAACGCCGGCGCGACGCGCGCCCGGACCATCGCGCGGACCGAGATCGGGAGTAGCGTCTCGGGGAGCCGGTTTCTCGAGATGCACGGGCAGGGCGTCGACCGCCATTCCTGGCTCTCGTCGCGCGATCCGCAGGTGCGCGATTCGCACCAGCACGTCGACGGCGAAGAGGTCGCGGTCGGCGAGCCGTTCTCGAACGGGCTGCTCTACGTCATGGACGTGAACGGGCCCCCCGAGGAAACCGTCAACTGTCGCTGCGTCGACGAGCCGGCGTAGCGCCCGCACCACCAACTCACTCCGACAAGGAGTCTCCATCATGCATCGATCCACCCTCGCGGCCGCGCCGTCGGCGCTGTCGTTCGCCCCCTCCGTCTCCGAAGAACGCCAGGCCGCGATCGCGGCGTTCTACGGCGCCTACACCCGCGGCGAGCAGCCCAAGGCCCGTGGCCTCTCCCTGCACGGCACCCGGATCATCGGCGACACGCCGACCGGGCCGGTGCTGCGCTTCGTGCTCTTCTCGCAGGGGCGGAAGCGGGACGGCGACGAGTTCATGGTGAGCGGGGCGGACCTCTCGCACATCCGGGCCAACCCCCGAGTCACGTGGTCACACAAGTACGATCAGCTCCCCGTCGGCAACTGGATCCGGATCGAGCCGATGGTCGACGTGAAGCTCGGCCCGATCATCGAGGCCGACGCGGTGCCGCTCCGGGTGGACGACGGCAGCGACGCGGCGAAGCTCTCGCAGACGCTCTTCCGCATGTATGCCGCGCACGACCTCGACGCGGTCTCCGGCGGATGGATTCCCCGGAAGCTCGAGGCGATCGTCGACGAGGAGGGCCGCACGCTCGGTCTCCGCCACCTCGATAGCGAAGTGCTCGAGGGCGCGTTCGTGCTGATCGGGGCGGATGCCCAGGCGCTCCAGCGCGCAGTCCAAGCGCGGCGCCTCCCCGAAGAACACGTCCCGTTCTTCGTCCGGGAGCGCGGGAGCGCGATCTACACGGTGCGGGACATGGCCGAGATGCCCCCGTCGGCTCCGGCCGCCGAGCCGACTTCGGTCGCGGATCTGATCGCCCAGGCGCGCGCCAGCATGGGCGCGTCGACGGACCTCGGCAGTGAGGCGCACGACACCGGGCACGCAAAGACGGCGAGCGTCCGGGCCGCGGCGGATGCGCCCCCCGCTGACGCCGAGTTCCAAGTCGGGGACCGCGTCACCGTGAAGCCTGGTGCGGAGCACGAGGCCATGACACGCGGTAAGACCGGCGTCATCGTCGAGATCAGCACGCCGGCCTACGGCATTCAGTTCGACGGGATGGACGGTATCCACAAGTGGTACGTCCGGGATGAAGTCCAGGCGGCGGACGACGCCGACGACGACGTGCGCGCGGCGCCCGACGCTACGGCCGTGCGCTGGAATCCCACGCTCGGCCGCGCCTTCGATACGACCGCCGTCGAATACACGCCCTCGACGGCGGAGATCGACCTCGCAGCTCGGTTCCTCGAGTGTCGCGTGCGCGATCTCGTCGCCAACGGCACGCGCGTGCCGAGCTGCCGCATGGGCGCGTTCTTGTCGGCGCTCGACGAAGCGCTGGCCAGCTACGACACCCACGACGTCCGGAATCTCGACCCGTGCGACGGAACCGAGAAGCCACCGGTCTACGAGCGACTGCAACTCAATTCCACCCGATGGGCCACCTTCCTGATCGAAGGCACGCGCTTTCTCGCGCATGGCACCGACCGGCTCACACTCCGGGTGCAGCCACGGTGGTACGGGCTCGAGGTGCGGACGTACCGGCATCGCGACCACGGCGAGGTCGACGAGGCACTCCTCGCGCGCACGTGGTCCCGCGCACGCCAGCTCAACTTCCTGAAGGGCGAGGCGTTCGCCCTCTCGGGCGCGTTCCTCGAGCGCACGGCCGAGACGTGGAGCGATCTGTTTCTTGAGCCCGACACCATCGGTCCGCTGCAGCGCATCGCCGACCTCCTGAACAAGCAGGGCGGGGCGCTGCCGAATCGCGGCCTCATCGCCATGGGGCCGCCGGGCACCGGCAAGACGCTCGCGGGCCGCATCCTCATGAACAGCGCCCGGGCGACCTTCATTTGGGTGTCGGCCCGCGATCTCTACTACGCGGGCGCCTTCGAGGGCATTGCCGACGCGTTCGCGCTCGCGCGGGAGTGTGCGCCGGCGATCCTCTTTCTCGAGGACATTGACAACTTCCTCGGGAACCACAGCCACGACCTCCTGAAGACCGAGATGGACGGCATCGGGCGGTCGTCGGGCGTGGTGACGATCCTGACGACCAACTACCCGGAGCGGCTGCCGGAAGCGCTCCTGGACCGTCCGGGGCGGTTCCACGACGTGCTCCGGCTCGAGCTGCCGACTGCCGCGATGCGCGGCCGCATGCTCGCGCAGTGGTTGCCCGATCTCGGCGAGGCCGAGCGGGCGGCGGCGGTCGCGGCGACCGAGGGCTACTCCGGGGCGCACGTCCGCGAGCTCGCGCACTTCGTGCAGGTGCTGCGCGCGGAAGACGGCTGCACGCTCGGCGAGGCGCTCACCCGAGCACTCACGAAGCTCCAAGAGCAGCGCGATCTGATCACCGACGTGCAACTCGCCCCGGCCCGATACCGCATGCCGGCCGCCCTCGAGCACGCGACCCGGGCGCTGCCGGCGCTCGCGCGTCCCGCCTCCGGCCCGCCCCCGGATTCCCTGACAGTGGCGGTCGCGGGCGTCGACGCGGTCGCCGATCAGGTGCTCGCCCGCCTCGAGCGCGAGCTGCCGATGCTCGTCGGAGCACGCGATGTGCACGGCCGCGCCGGCGCGGTCCTCGCCAAGCGCAACCTCGACCGCCTCGCGCAGGCCCGCCAGCACTTCACCGACGGCGCCGCGCTTCTCGACCAGGTGCTCGCCGAGGCGACGCGCGCGAAGCCGGGTGACGAGTCCGACGAGCACGCGGACGACGACCACGAGGACGACACGCACGGCCACCCCATGCCCGGGGAGCGCGGTGCCCCCGCGCCCGCCGTGCTCGGCCCCGATCTCGACCGCCTCCGCCAGCGCCTGGCGCGGACGCGCGACGACGCGGCGGCCGTGTCTGAATTGGGCAGTGTGATGGACGGCATGCGCCGACGCCTGCGCGCGTCGCGCGGTGAGCATGCCGCCACGCGGTAACTGCCCGTCTCCCACCCAGGAACCGACGCCACGTCCCAACCGATGCATAGCGGACAGCCCCCGCGGGCTGCGGGCGCCCCTGTGCGCCCGAGATGGAGGATGTCATGACCGCCAATGCCACGCACGTATCCGTGCCGAAGGAGGAGCTCGCGACCCTGCGCACGCTCCTCGACGAGATGCACCAGCAGCTCGACGAGACCCGGAAGGATCGCGATCGCGTCGCCACCGAAATGACGAAGGCGATCGAGACGCGCGACGCCGACTACGCGAAGACGCTCGGTGAGCTGAACGCCCGCGCCGTCAAGGACGAGGCCGAGCTCACCGCCATGAAGACCCGACTCGAGGCGGTCGACGCCGTGATGTCGAAGGGCGCCGGCCTCTACGGCCAGGTCCGGGAGGAGGACATTCCGGGTATCGTCTGCGGCGTCCGGCTCGCCGGTCGCCAGATGACGACGGTGCGCCAGTTCGGCGAATGCGTCCAGGACGCGTTCATGCTCTGGACCGGACGCGCCCCGAAGTACGGGCACATCACGCGCGACCAGACGGTCGGCGACAACACCAAGGGCGGGCACGGTGTTCCCCGGCCGCTCTGGGACGGCGTCTTCCACCTGCTCCCGCAGCTCGGTTTCGGTCGCCGGTTCTGCACCGTCACCGAGATGGACTCCGAGACCCTCGACGTCAACACCTCGACGGCCTACCCGGCCGTGTCGTGGCCAGGGGAGGCGACCGCGCCGGGTTCGGAGTCGTCGGTGCTGCTCACCGATCCGCGCCCGAAGCTGACGGCCAAGGAACTCGTCTCGACCAACGGCCACTCGATGAAGCTCCTCGAGACGGCGCTCCCGAGCGTCCTCGCCTTCATCGGCATGCGCCACATGCAGGCCCACGCGCTCGAGGAGGACCGTCAGGTGCTCGTCGCCTCGGCGGATCCGTTCACGGGCGTCTTCGTCGCGGATGGCGTCGGCCAGCACGTCCTCGGGACGGGCTCCGTGTCGTTCCACCAGTTCGATCACGGCGCGCTGATCTCGACGATCGACGCGGCGGACGAGCAGCTCTTCATGGACCCGGGCGAGGGCACCAACCTTCGCTGGGCGGCGCACCCGCAGTTCTACCACAACTGCAAGAAGAAGGTGGACACGCAGGGCCGCCCGATGTTCGGGGACATGGCGGGGTCCATCCCGAAGGAACTCGAGGGCTACGCCTACTCGCGCTCGATCAAGGCCCCGAAGCAGTCCGGTAACACCGCGAGCAAGGTCTTCGCGGCGTTCGGCGACTTCTCCTTCGTTATGATCGGCGACCTCATGAAGACCGCGGTCGCGTTCAGCGAGCACGAGGAGTTCTCGAAGGCGCGCGTCAAGATGCGCGTCCTCGCGATGGTCGGCGTGCTCGTCGTCCTCCCGCCGGCGCTCTCGCGCATCAAGACGGCGGCGAGCTAACCGCCGTCGTCACTCACTGATCCCACGGCCCCGGGCGCCTCGCGTGTCCCGGGGCCGTGGCGTTTCTGCCGCACGAAAGGGTCACGACTATGCCACTCGTACGCATTCTCGCCCGAGCCCGGGTGAGCCACCCAGACTTCAACCTCTACCCCGGCGACGAAGCGGACATGCCCGCCGAGCTCGCCACGAACCTCGGGATGTCGGTCCAGGTGCTCGGCCCCTCCGAGCTCGCCGCGGAGCGCGGCGCCGACGACATCGCCAGCCGCGATCGCATGCAGCGCGGCGCCAAGAACCGCACCCTCTAGCTTGATGCTTCCCGTCGACATCCGACTCGCGCGGTACCTCTCCGGCGGTCTCCACGCGGGCTACCGCACGATGCTCGACGGCTTCGATCGCGGCCTCACGGGCCACATCGTCCACGACGGGGACGCCCCGATTGCGCTCCAGATGTGCGCGCCCATGGTCTTCGAGCCGGTCCCCGGGAAGCGGAACGTGCTCGTGTCGATGTACGAGAGCCACGACATGCCCGCGGACGCGATCGCGGGCGTGCGGGCGGCGGATGTGCTCGTGGTGCCGTCGTACTTCTGCTTGCGGATCTTCCGGCAGTTCACCGACGCGCCGATCTACGTCGTGCCGCTCGGCGTCGAGCCGGCGACGGTCCCGGAGCGCAGGTTCTCGGCACCGTTCACCTGGCTCTGGGTCGGGGCCATGAACTTCCGAAAAGGCTGGCCCGTCTTGGCCGCCACCTGGGACCGGTACTTCGCCCGCATGGGGGGTGCTGTCCGGCTCGTCGTGAAGACGACGCTCATCGACGGAAGCGGCGTCCGTGAGACGCACGGCAACTTCGTGTTCGACTCGCGGAGCCTCACGCGGGAGGATCTCGCGGCGCTCTACCGCGACGCGCACGCGTTCGCGTATCCGACGATGGGGGAAGGCTTCGGCCTTGGGCTTGCCGAGGCGCTCGCCGCCGGCCTCCCGAGTGTGGCGACCGACTACGGCGGGCACCTCGACTTCGCGCGCGGGCGCTGCCGGCTCGTCCGGCCGAAGGTGCAGCGCCTCGAGCCCGCGAAGGAGCATCCCTCGACGGCTCCGGACGGGCGCTACGCGTTCGCGACGCTCTCCGTCGAGAACCTCGCCCGCGACATGCTCTGGGTCATGCAGCATTACGACGCCGCCCTCGCCATGGGCCAGCGCGCCGCCAAAGCGATGCGGTCGTACACCTGGGACGCCGCCGCCCAGAAGCTCGCCGCGATCCTCCGGAAAGAAGCCCGACGGGCGGAGAGGGTGGCGGCGTAGATGAACGGCAGCAACATCCCGGTTGCGACCGAGTCGGGGCCGAAAGTCGCGACGTCCGCGTGGGCGGAGACGCCGGCGGCCGATCCGACGCCAGGCGACGGGCAAGTCGTCGTCCACGGGCAGCGGTTTCTCCGGGCGGATAGCGCCGGGCGGTTGCTCGAACCGGCGTCCTCAGCGACCCCGCGCGCACCGCAGTCCCTCACCGATCAATGGGTCGAAGTCGCGGACCTCGCCGGCCTCCACGGGTGCGAGCTCCAGAACGATAGCAGCGTCGACATGTTCGTGACGTACGGCGGGGCCGACGCGCCCGAGGGTGACGTCGGGCTCCGGCTGCGCAAGGGCACGACCCGCTTCTTCGCGCCGCCCGCGGAAGCCGGGTACGTCGGCAAGATCTACGGTCGGGCCGAGAGCGGCACCGGCAACATCCTCCGCAAGAACCTCTGGTGAAGCGCCTTCTTGTCGTCCTGCTGGTGACCCTCGTGGTTGCCGGGCGGAGCTTTGCCCAGTGGGAAGGGCCGCCGCTCGCATGCGACTGCGGACCGGATGCCGCCGTGCGGGTCATCGGGGACGGGGCGTGCACGTGCGTCCCGTTCCGGCCAACCGCGACGCCGTCGCCGACCCCCACGGCCACCGCGACGCCCACGGCGACCCGGACGGCGACGCCCACCGTCACGGTGACGCCGACACCAACGGTGAGCGCGACCCCGACGGCGACCGCTACGGCACAGCCCGAGCTCGGCACGCACACAACCGGCGACTACGTGGCCGACGCGACAAGCGGCGGCGGGCTCACGAAGACGGGCACTGAAGGCGCGACGCTCGGCATCACGCCGTGCTCGGACGGGCAGATTCAGAAGTTCTCGGGCGGCGCGTGGGGCTGTGCGGCAGATGCGACGGGCGGGGGCGCGGGCAACTCGTTCGAGACGTTCAACGCTCCGAACGGCACCGATCCCGTGGCCGACAACGCGACCGACACGCTCAACATTACGTGCCCGGCCCCGCTGGTCTGCACCGGGGACAGCTCGACGGACACGCTGACCATCGCGCTCGGACCGACACCGACGGCAACCCCGACGGCAACGCCCACCCCCACGGTCACGGTCACACCGACGCCAACCGTCACCGTCACGGCCACGCAAACGCCAACGCCCTATCCCACGCTGAACGGCGACGTGGACGGGGACATGGGCGCGAACGATCTCGACGAACTCGCGGTCGAATCCGAGCTCGAAAGCGTGCTTGATCTCGAGGATCTGCAAGGGTCGCTCGCCTGCGCGGATGTCACCGGGTGCGTGGAAAACGCGCTCACGAGTGAAGTCGACGGCTCCACGACCAACGAGTTGCAGAACATTTTCGAGACGATCGACGCGCCCTCGGGCACCGATCCGGTCGCCGACAGCACGACGGACACGCTGGCGCTCGCCGCCTCGGGCATCGTCACGATCACGGGCAACGCCACGACCGACACCATCACCATCGGGGCGACCGAGGTGGACGGGTCCACGACGAACGAGATCAACACCGTCACGGCCGACGCGGGTGGCGCGACGAGCGGCCTCGGCATCACCTTGGCCGGTGGCGGCATCGTCAGCACGGCCCGCTCCGGCGACACCGTCACCATCACGGGGACGGAAGTCGACGGCTCGACCACCAACGAGATCAACACGATCACCGCCGACAGCGGCGGCGCGACCTCGGGGCTCGGCATCACGCTCGCGGGGGGCGGCATCGTCGCAACCGCCCGGTCGGGCAACACGGTCACGATCACCGGGACGGAGACCGACCCGCAGGTCGGGACGGTATCCACGTCCGGACGATTCTGCACCGCCGACGGGTCCGCGATTCAGTGTGCGACGGCGGCGAACGGGGGAACCGACATCACGGCGGACCTCGAGGAAGAAGCGCACGCGACGGAGCACAGTGCCGGCGGCGGAGACGCGATCACGGTCACGAACCTCGCCTCCAGTTGCACCGACGCGCAGACACTCGGCGGCACCAGCGGGGGTACCGGAGTCGAGTGTCAGACCGACGACGACGTGCCCGAGGTCGGCGACTTCGGCGCCTTCGACCCGACCGCCTGCACGTCGGGGCAGTACATGACGGACATCACGTCAGGAGCGGCGGTGTGTGCGCAGGTGGCGTTTTCGCAGCTCTCTGGCCAGCTCGGCGACGGACAGATTGCGGCGGGTGCAGTTGACCTCGACGGGAACGAAGTAGAGGGGACACTGCCGCTCGCGAAGGGCGGCACGAACAATGCGTCCCTCACCAACTGTCCCGACGGACAAGTCACGTCGGTCACGGGTGGGCAGCTCGCGTGCATCCCGGTGCCGCAAGCCGAAATCATCTCGGCGTTCGCGCTCTACGTCGACAAGGCCGGCACGGATTCTGCCGACTGCGGCCCGATCAATGCGCCGTGCGCCACGCTGACGGGCACTGACGGCGCGCACGCGAAGATCCTCGCGAACAACGACAATGGCTTCGCGACCTGCTCGGGGAATCAAGCACTCGGCTGCGGGCGGTGCTCCACGACGACGGCGACGGACTGCAACGAGAACAGCGATTGCCCCGGCGGCGAGACGTGCACGGCGACTACAAGCGTCTGCACCGCCGCGAACGCCGGCACCTGTACCGGCCCCGTGAAGCAGTACGGCATCGTGCTTGGTGCGGGCCGGTACAACGAAACTATCTCGGGCGGTGGAACCGGAAGCGTGCCCTCGCCGGGACACATCACCTATCTCGGCGCCGCCCAAAACTCGACGATGCTCTACCACGGGTCGGCAGACTGCACGGTCGACGTGACCGACCGCGCGAGTGTGCGCTTCGAGCGCATGAGCGTGCAGCATTGGGGCGACGGCGACGCGATGTGTTCCACCGGGGGCACCTTCGGTTTCAATGTGCGGGACGCGTCGCTCGTGCATTGGGGCGCTGGTCGCGACGTCGATTTCACGGGCCGCGGCAACGCGACCAACGTCTTTGATCGCATCACGACGTTCGGGTTCACGGCCAACTCGTCGCAGACCTCGATTCGCTTCGAGCCGTGGGGCGACACCTGCACGGCGCTCCCGTCGCGCGCGTGCGCGGCGAACGCGGATTGCGCCGTCTGCGTCGGCGGCGCGAACGTCGGTCGCCTCTGCACGGTCGCCACGCAAGCGACCGACTGCCCGGGATCGACGTGCGACGCGACCGACGTCTGCCCGCGCAACAACTCGTCGAGCGATTTTGGCGTCATGAACAGCTTCATCCAAGCCGGCACGCGCGAAGGGGCCAGCGGCGGCGTGGTGGAGTTTCAGGCGCAGGGGTGCGGCACCGAGTTCAATCTATTCCTCGACAACAACGTGATCCAGAACGGGGCGAGCGCGACCACGGACGTGAGCGGCCTGAAGACCTCGCAGATCACGTGCGACCAAGACTCGCCGAGCGCGCAGAAAAACCGGACGGTGGTCAGTGTCCGGGCGCTCCGTGTGGTGAGCAACAATTCCGTCGTCCAGTGGGAGCAGCCGCACACGGCGGTGGACGTCGGTACGGGAACGACGGTCGCGGTCGCGGGGGTGCTGGACTACGACGCATGCCGGCGGCGCATCGCCGGGACGTTGAGCTACGCGGACGTCGCCACGGGGCGTAGCCGGTGGGGCGGCGGCAGCTACGAAGGCACGCTCAAGTGCCCAGCGCCGCAGACGCACCCCTTGACGGTGACGACCGCACGGACACCGACCTTTGCGACCAGCGGCGGCTCGCTTCCCAACGAGACGTACGAGTACAAGGTCACGGGCCTCACGGAGTACGGCGAGACGACGGCGTCGACGCCTGTGTCGGTGACGACGTCGGGATGTACCGGGAGCGCGTGCGCCGTCACGGTCATTTGGGATCGGATCGGACGCGCGACGAGCTACCGCGTCTATGGCCGGCAGAACACCGACTACGACCGGCTGGCGACCGTCACGGCGCCGGGGACGCTCAAGTGCCACGCCGGTAGCAACGACGGCACAACCTGCACCCGCAGCACGGATTGCACGGGCAACGGCGTCTGTCGCGTGCACTGGGTCGATACGGGCGCGGCGGCCGAGGACAGTAGCGATGCGCCGAGCGTCGACGCGTCGTGGGTCGCGAATCCGATCGACGGCGAGTGCTGGTACGATCTCACGACGAACACCAAGAAGTGTCGCGCGGCGGGGGTGACGCATGACCTGACGGCGCCGACCCCGACCCCCACGGCGACATTCACGCCGTCGCCGACGCTCACGCCGACCCCAGCCGTCACCGCCGCCGCGCCGATCGTTGCGACCGGCAGCATCCAAGCCGGGACGCTCGCGCTCTCGTGCAATGCCGCGTCGGGGTCGCAGCCGGGGTGCCTCGGCTCGTCGGACTTCACGGCATTCACCAACAAGACGCGATCGCATGCGACCGACTGCACCGGGCTAACCGACGGCAAGGTCGGCCAGATTTGCGTGGATCAAGACGACTACCGCGTCTGGTCGTGTGTCCCGAGTAGCGGCGACTGCGACACCGCAGGCGAGTGGCGCCGCGTCGGCGCCCAAGCGACGTACGTGCAGGACATCACTTGCGATAGCGACATGAACGGCACGACGGCCGACACCTACGTGACGGTCGCGAGCTTGAGTTCGTGGACGAATACGGCGGCCGGAACCCGTCTCACGTTCGATGCCGAGATGACAGGCGCGAGCGGCACGCTGCCAAAGACGTTCACCTGCAAGATGCGGAACAACGCCGTGGACGTCTCCGGCGGTGGCGCCAGTCGCCGGGTGACCTGCGAAGGCACGGCGGCCAAGCAGTGCCTCATGCACCTGGAGCACTACATCACGACCGCGATCAATGGGACGTGGGACGTGCGGTGTAAGGTCGACACGGGCACTACCAGCACCATCGCGGCCTGCAATCTCAGCCGGTTCACCTTCGATGCGGCCATGATCAACGTGACCGACGGCGAGATTCCGTCGACGCTCACGCGCGACACCGAATGGGACTCCGTCGCCAAGATCAACGCCGCGACGACGGACAACGATGTCGCGACGCTCGCGGGCTCGGAGACGCTGACCAACAAGACGCTGACGACGCCTACGATCGCGAGCTTCGCGAACGCGACGCACAACCATTCCAACGCCGCAGGCGGCGGCGACACGCTCGCCCCGGCGACGTTCACGGTGCCCAACTCGACGAGCGCCGGCTCCACGACGGCGGGGCGGCTCCATTTCGACACGAACGGCGGCTCGGCAACGGTGCCGCAGGTAACGGTCGGGAACGGATCGGCGGCCGTGCCGGTGCGCGCGTGCGCGCTCGTGGCCTTCGGCGGCAGCAATGCGGGCACGTCCTATTTCGCGGGCAGCTACGCCAACACCGGGCAGGATGGCGCCTTCCTCCCGGTCGGTGCCGGCGTCACCATTTCGGGCCTCTCGTGCCAGACGCAAATCGAGGCGCCGAACGCGGCGACCTACGTCTTCACCGTGGAGACGGCGCCCGTCTCGAGCTGTGCAGCGACCGGCGGCACGGACGGGGCGGCGCGGCTCTGCACATGGAGTACCGGAACCGTCACCTGCACCATCACCGGGACGTCGGCTACCAATGAGTGGGCGTGCGTCGACGCGACCCACAAGGACACGGTGGCGACAAGCAGCATTTGGCACATCAAGGCGGCGCGCACGGGGTCATGGTCGAGCGGTGTCCATCATTGCACCGTGCTCGTCTGCATCGACGAGGCGTGGTGACGATGCCCGTTGGGACGCACGACGCGCTGGAGCCACCGCGCGAGCGCGATGCCTGCCGCGCACGCGGCGAGCGTGACGATCGCGACGACCGGGAGGCGCGCGATCGGCGGCCATGCGGTGGTTGCGCGGACGAGCGGCGCCAGAATCGCCATGTGCGCCAGGTACACCCACAAGGTTTCACGACTCAGCCAGCGAACCAGGGGCGGGGCGTGGCGTGCGAGCGCGGTCACGAGGAGGACGACGCTCGCCGCGTAGAGGATGCGGCGATCCGTGACCGCCGTAGCGGCGCTATCGCGCAGCAGCCACGGCAGGCTACCGACGAGGGCCACGCCGACGCTGGCGCGGGGAATCCGGCGCACGACGTCGAGCGCGTCGTATCGCTGCGCGCACCAGCCGGCGAGGTAACAGAACAACCACCCTTGGAACAGCGGGTCGCGGATGCCCCAAAACACGCCGACGATCGCATGCCGGCTCCGCCATTCGGTCGCGACCGCCACCAGCGCGAGCGCCGCGAGCAGTCCGCCGCCACGCAGCCGCGACCACACCAACCCGGAGAGGACGCAGCCGCACCAGACGAGCACGTAATAGTAGGTCCCGTGTGCGTTGCCGGTCGCGAGATTCCACGGCAACGCGCTCCACGTCGCGTGCGGCATCAGGTGCAAGGCCGTGATCGCGAGCGACGCGACCAGGTAGGGGCCGAGGATGCGCTGAAGCCGTCGCCACGTCTCTGCTGCCGTCAGCGGCGTGGCGCTGCTGTGCAGGAATCCGGACACGAACAGGAACACCGAGACGTGAAAGGACACGATCCGCAAGCGCACGATCGCATCGACGGGGTGGGCCTGTGTGAAGCCGAATGGCCCGGCGTGCGCCGCGACAACGGCGATGATCGCGAGGGCCTTCAGCCAGTCGATCGCGGGCGAGAGGTCCGGGCGCATCGGCGGGACGCTACGCAATCGATCTGGCGGCCGTCAATGTCCTGCCCGCTGGACACTCCCCGGAGCGCCGCATGAACGCCCACGGCTCCCCCTATGCCGGGATCGATACCCTCGTGGTCCTCGCCCTTGGTGCTGCGGTGCTTGTGGCGGTGTGGGCGTGCTGGCGGTGGGCGTCGGAGCTCGTCGCGTGGTGGACGGCATGACGGTGTCCACCGGAACCCGGCGCGCGAGGCCGCGCGCGTTACCTGCGCTCGGGATCCTCGTCACTGCCGCTATCGTGATCGCTACGGCGTTCGCCTACGGCGCTGCGCTTCCGTTCGTGGTCTCGCTGTTGCGAGGGGCGACTCCATGAGCCTGCTGCTGCTGTTCAACGGCAGCAGCGGCGCTGGTCCCGGCCCCGATCTCTCGGCCGTCATCCGCTTCGTGAACGAAGCCGCCTCCGCCGCGCGCGCCGTCGCCGAGAACCTCACGCACGCCGCCACGACGCTCGAAACCATCCGAAGCGGCGGTACCGGCGGGGAGTCGATCACGTGAAAAAGGTCTTCCCGATCAAGCAGGGCGTCGTGGCGCCGATCGAGCTCACGCTCGTCGACCGCACGGGCGCGCCGATCACGCTCGCGAACCTGACGAGCTTGGAGCTGTACCTCTGGAACGGAGAGGGCCACGAGACCGCCGACGCCATCAACAACCGGAAGGTCGGCCACGCGAACGCGAACGTGAAGGGCGCCAACAGCGGCACCGTCCACGCGACGTCCGGCCTCTTCACGTGGCTCGTGCAGCTCGCCGACGCGCCGATCGTGAATCCCCGCCTCGGGATCGGCGACACCGAGCTCCACGTCTTCCGCGTGAAGGCGGTGCATACGCAGAGCGGCAGTCCGTTCGTCGAAATCTACGGCATGCGCGTGGAGCGGACCCAGTGACCCCGACCATCGCCCTCGCCACGGTGGCGGACGTCCTCAACTCGAAGGGCATGGAAGCGTGGGCGAACACGACTGATCTCGCGACGCTGGAGGCGATCGCGGACGCCATCCACGACTTCAGCCTGACCGCCGAGCAGGATACCGGCCGGTGGTTCAAGAAGAGCACCGTCGACCTTCCATGGACGGAGGTGCTCGACGTCGAGTGCGGGCAGCGCGTCTTCGCGCTCCGGGCGTATCCCGTGGCCTCGATCGTGAGCATCAAGAGCGATGCCGACAGCGACTTCGCGAGTGCCACGGCCCTCGACCCGACGTCCTACGCGCTCCACCAAGGCGGGCGAACGGGGCAGGTGATCCTGCGCTCCGCGGCAGGCATCGTCGACGGCCCGCAGACGCTCCAGATCACGTACGTTGGCGGGCTCGCCCTCGACGTCCACCAGATCCCCGCCAATCTCCGCCGCCCCTGCATCGAGCAGGTGCTCTTGAGCTTGAAGCGCCCCGAGAACGTGGACATCAGCGGAAAGGCGCAATCCGGCGGGTCGGTCACGTACTTCCGGAATACGCCGCTCTGCACGAACGCGTCCGCGGCGATCGATCGCTACCGGCGGCACTGGTAAGGGGCCAATGGCCAACCCGATCGTCGATCTCGACCTGAAGCCGCTCGAGGATCTCACCAAGACCCTCGCGGACGGGCCGCGGCGCCTCGCCCTCATCAGCCTTGACGTCATGCGCCGCGGTGGGCGGCGGGCGGCGAATCGGGCCCGCGAGCTCGCGACCGGCGAGACGCTGCGCGTCCGGAGCGGTACGTATCGGCGGAGCCTCGACAGCAAGACCGACCGGGACGGCGACGTCATCACGACGCGCGTCGGCGTGCTCCGCGGCGAGGAGGCGCTCCGCTACGCCCGCATCCACGAGTACGGCGGCACGATCACGCCGAAGCGGGCGCGGCTCTTGACGGTGCCGCTCTCGGCGGCGCTCACCGCGGCAGGGGTGCAGCGATTCACCGCGCGCGAGGCCGCGGACATCTACAAGGGCGGCACCTTCTGGAAGACGATCAGCGCGGGGGGCGGCGGCATCCCCATCTTGTTCGGCAAGAAGACGGAGAAGAGCCGGACGATCACGCCGCTCTTCGTCGGCTTGAAGCGCGCGACCATCCGGCCGACGCGGACCATTCAGCGGAGCGTCGACGAGACGGTGCCGTCGATCCGCGAAGAGCTGAAGGCGCGCGTCATCGCGGCGATCTTCACCGAAGCCGGGCCGACGGGCGCGATCCCGAACGACTGACCCCATGGCGACCGACCCCGTCCTCGAGCTGATTCTCGGTCAGTTCGCGACGGAGTTGCGTACTATCGCGGCGCCGACGCACTCGCAGACCGTCGGCAGCAACGTGCATCGACGCTGGCCGAATGAAGCGCTTCTCACCGAGCCGCAGCCGGCGATCTACCTCTTCAGCGGCACGGAGCGAAAGATGCTGACCGGGACGCAGGGGGACGCGATCGGCCTCGGCGTGCCGATCGGTATCCAGGGGTCGCTCCTCGAGCTCGAAGTCGTCTTCCTCGCGAAGTGCACGCCGGCGACGCGGGAGCAGGTCGGGCGCCGGTTCGCGGCCGACATCGAGAGCGTCCTCGTGCAGCCCGATCGCGTGATCGGCGGGAGCGTCGTCCGCGTCGAAGCCTCCGAGTGCGACCTGTACGTCCAGGACCAGTACGAGGACCAAGCCGGCGGGCACGCGCAGTTTCTCGTCTACCACGAGTACGCGCTCGGCGATCCGCGAAGCGGGGTCGCGGGATGACCTCCGACATGCACGACCGCGCCGCCGCGATGCCCACCGGCCTCGCGCGCGCGGGGGTGCCGGCGTACCCCGAAGGCGTCACGGTCGTGACCTTGTCCTACCGACGGCCCGACTACTTCACGCGCCTCGCGGACAGTCTCCCTCCGTGTGGCGCCATGCTCCTCGAGCGCATTCTGGTCTGGAACGGCGGGGACCGCGAGACGGCGGAGGCGGCGGAGCGGCGAGGCTGGACCGTGTTGCGTGGAAGCAACCGGAGCTTCGCCGCGGGGTGTAACGACGCCGTGGCGGCATCGGCGTCCTCGCACGTGCTCTTGCTGTCGGACGATGCGGAAGTGACGCCGGCGACACTCGCGGCGCTCTGGGCCAGGCGGGCGCATCTGTTCGTGGCGCCAGTGATCGTCAACCGCGCAGGCCGCGTGAACAGCGCCGGTGGCGGTCTCGACGACGACGGGAACCCCGTGCACCTCGATCGGGACGCGGCGATGGCGCGGCTCCCCGCGGATCCGCGCGCCTGTCGATGGGCGACTGGCGCGGCGCTCATGCTCGCGCGCCAGCTCTGGGATGCGCTCGGGGGTTTCGACGAAGCCTACCCAGGGTTCGGCGGCTACGAAGACGTGGACCTCGGTCTCCGCGCGAGCGAGCGCGGCGTCGACGTGCACGTGGCGACGGACGCCGTCGTGATCCACGACGAGCACGGCACGCGGTCGGGATGCGACGAGGGGCCGAATCGCCGGCGCTTTGTCGAGACGTGGCATGCGACGGGGCGCTTGAAGCGCCTCACGGCGAGCGCGGCATGAAGCTCCAGTGGATCACGCCCTGGTTTGAGGGCGCCGGGAATACGCTCGGCTACGCCCGGCTCTGTCACGATCTCCACGCGGCGCTCGCCGCGCGCGGCGTCTGCTTCGAGGCGACGGCGGACATCGCGCTCCACGTGAAGCCGCCGCAGACGTTCGTCCCGGTGCCGGGCGCCTTCAACGTGCTCTTCACCATGTTCGAGTCCCCGACGATTCCGGAGGCGATGCGCGGCCAGATGCACGCAGCCGACCTGATCGTCGTGCCGTGCCAGTGGAACGTCCCGATCTTCGCCCAATACGTCGCGTGCCCGGTGGTCGTCTGCCCGCTCGGCCTGCACGCCGATCGCTTCCCGGCGGTCGAGCGCACGTGGAAGCCGGGGACGCGCTTTCGCTGGCTCCACGTCGGGGCGCCGACGGGTCGGAAGGGGGCCGATGTCCTGCAAGAGACCTGGGCGCGCTGGTGGCGCGGGCGGCCGGACGCGGAATGCGTGCTGAAGACGACGGTCGCCGACGACACGAACCTCCCGGCGATCCGCCGCGAGTGCCTCTGGTCGGGCTGGACCGAGGTCGCGCCCTACGTGTTCCGGAACGGGAACCTGACGCTCGACGTCCGCCGCACGTCGCTCGCGGAGCTCGTCGTGCTCTATCAGGCGGCCCACGGGTTCGCGTTTCCGACGGGCGGGGAAGGGCACGGCTTCGTGCTCCACGAGGCGATGGCGACCGGGCTGCCCGCCCTCTGCACGCGCGTCGGCGGGCACCTCGAATTCACGAACGACGACACCGTCACCTATCTCGACTGGGCGCCGCGGCGGAGCCAGTTCCACGGGACCGAAGGCCTCGACGGCATCACGGTCGAGACCGCCTGGGTCGAGCCCGCCCATCTCTCGGACGCGATGGACGCGATGATGCGGGACTACCCGCGCGCGCTGCGGAAAGCCCGCTTCGGCGCGCGCCAGGTCCGCACCTTCACGTGGGACCGGACGGCCCGGACCCTCTTGCACCACCTCTCCCGTAGCACGGCGACCGCGGCCGCCTAGCCGAACCCGCCGCACTCACCACCACGCACAGCACGATGTCACGCGACCTGACGCGGGAGCGACTGCTCCGGTCGTCGGGCCGTCGTGCGTCCGCATACCCGGCGTCCCCGACGTCGGCGGCACGAAAGGATTGATCCCATGGGCATCAAGATGAACGTCAACGCGATTGCCGTCGACGCCCGTCTCGAATCTGCGTACGGCGCGGGGGCTGCCGTCGCGGTCTCGTCTGCGTTCGAATCGGCGAACCTCCTCTTCCGGAACAAGACGCCCTTCGACGTCAACACGGAAGAGATCGACCTGAACCCGCTCTCGACCTCGTTCACCGATCCCGGCTCGACGATCGGCAATCAGACCTCGACGCTCCGGCCGGGCTTCAACCTCCAGGCCTACGGCTCGTCGATCGCCGGCTACCGCCTCGACGCCATCTACCGCATGTGCGGCATGGCGCGGACGACGCCGGGGGCCGGGACCGCCGTCTACAAGTTCCGCTCCTCGGGCTTCGAGTCGGGGGACGTGCACTTCTTCGAGGACTCGGTCTCGGGGAACGGACTGCTCCACCGGATCCTCGGCTGCTACGGCTCGCTCGTCTGGGCGGGCTCGGCGGGCCAGCCGATCACGATCGAGGCGACACTCCAGGGCGCCTACGCGGCGGCGACGTCGTTCGCGGCGCCGACGCTCACCCTCCCGGCCGCGAACATCGCCACGATGAAGGCCGAGAGCTGCACGATCGCGATCGCCGGCGGCTCGACGATCACCCCGGTCGGCAAGTCGTTCTCGCTCGACCAGGGCTGGCCGATCAACCCCGACACCGACTTCAACGCGAGCTCGGGCCTCGCCGGCTACCTCATGGGGAAACGCGCTCCGCGGCTCACCATGACGATTGGCATGACCGCCTCCGAGTACCTCGCGCTCGAGGCGGCGAAGGACAGCGGCGCACGCCTCACCACCATCTTCACGCACACCGATTCGGACGGCGGGAAGACGCGCTTCACGATCAAGACGCGCATCGCGAAGATGACCAAGGGCGAGGAGAACGACCACGGCACGCTCGCCATCGAGCAGAAGCTCTCCGCGGCGACCGCCGAGGATGAGCTCATGATCGAGGTCTGGAAGCCGTAATACGCACCGCCTGACGGTCCGGAACGCGGGCCGTCCCGGGGGCGCGGCCTGACCCACCGCGTCCCCGGCCTCCCTCGGGTCGCCACGGGTCGCCACACCGGGTCGCCGCACACGGCATGTCGACCAGCCTCACACCACACACGCAAAGGAGAACGACATGCAGATTCGGGTCAAAGAATCCTCGCAAGGGAATCCGTACGAGCCGCTCCCGATCTATGAGGCCTTCACCATCGGTCTGCGCTACGCCAATCCGGCGCGGCGCCAGCACATCCGGACCAAGGCGTTCACGCGCCGCGGCCAGGACGTGAACGACGAGCAGGCACATCAGAAGTTCGCCGTCGACTTCCTCCGCGAGATGCTCGAGCCGAAGTGGTCGGGCCTGACGCTCGCCATGGTGACGGACGTCTTCAAGATCGACCCGATCGACGAAGACCTCGCCGCGCTCCAGAAGATCGAATCCGAGAACGGCGGCACGCTGCCCTACGACGAAGGCCTCGCGGTCTGCCTCTTCCGGCACGGGCTCCCGTCGCGCTTTCAGAACAAGATCCAGGCGTGGATCGACGAGCAGGACGAGCAGGTCCAGAAGGCGAAGGACGCGCGGGGAAAAGGCTCCGCCGGCTCCTCCGCTTCCTAGCCGCGCGGGACGCCGGCGAGACCGCGGCACCGAAAGACGAGACGCAATGCGAGACGCTCACCCGCTCCGGATCAGTCCGGAGCGGGTGCGTGCGCGCGTGCTGCCCGGGCGAACACCCGGGCGAGGAATGCTGGCGGTGTCCGTACGAGGAAACTGACGTCTGGCCGACGGCGTCCCTCGTGCGCGCGTGCAGCACGAAGGTCAACGCGAAGGACGAGCCGCCCCGGTGGGCGCCGAGTCTCGAGGCGCTCCGACTCGTCTACGATCACCCGGAGCTCTTCAACGTCGAAGACACGCTCGCGGCGCGCGACGACATCTACTGGGGCATCGCGATGCTGAACGGCGACGAGTGACTTACCGGAAGTCGTCGAGGTCGAAGAGCACGGCGCAGTCCCGGACCGTGAAGCACGACGGCATCGTCGCATGCTTGGCGCGCACGACCTTCATAGCGCCGCGCGCATCGGACTTCGCTGTCTCGGCGCGTGTGCCGGTTCGGGAGTCGAGCTCGATCCGCGCCGCGTCGCGCGCCCGGATCGCGTCTGCGCAGAGCTGCGCAACGTAGCGGCACTCTGCGGCCGGGTCGGTGAGCGTGGCCGCCACGACCGCCGTGTCCTCCGCTGCGCAGGGCGACGCCGTCAGCAAGCCCAGTAGCGACACCCGGATCGCCAGCTTTCGCACGCCAGCCCCTTAACACCAGCAAACCGCCCGTGGCTAACGAAACCGTCGAGATCCGCATCCGTGCCACCACGGATCAGGCGCAGAAGGCGATGGAGAGCCTTGCTGCGTCCGGCGTCCGCGTCAAGAAAGCGTTCGTCGACGTCGGGGACGCGGCACCCGCGGCGACGCGCGCAACGACGGCCTACGCGGCGGCGGTCGATGCAGCGCGCCTCCGCACCGAAGCGTACGCGGATCGGCTCGGCGCAACCGGGGCGGTGCTGAAGGCGCTTGGGCCCGCCGGCACAGCCGCGGCGGGTGGTGCCGCGATTCTCGGCGCGGCGTACCTCCGGAGTGCGCGCGAGGCGGCGGAGTTCAACAAGACGCTTGCGAACGTGTCTGCGATCACGGGGCAGACCGGGCGGGATCTCGATGTGCTCCGCCAGAAGGCCATCGAGTTCTCGCGGGACTCGACGCAGTCGGCGCGCGACGTCGCCGAGGCGTTCAAGCTCGTCGCGTCCGCCAAGCCCGAGCTTCTCGAGAACGCCGACGCGCTCGCCAAGGTCACGAAGGAAGTCATCACGCTCTCGGAAGCGTCGGGCCTGGGGCTTGCGGAAGCCGCTCGCGCGACCACCAACGCGCTGTCGCAGTTCGGGGCGGGCGCCGACCAAGCGGCGCGCTTCGTGAACGTCCTCGCCGCCGGCGCCAAGTTCGGGAAGGCGGAGATTCCCGAGCTGACCGATGCGCTCGTGAAGTCAGGGGCCGTCGCCGCCTCGGTCGGCGTGTCGTTCGAGCAGACGGTCGCGACGCTCGAAAAGCTCGCCGAGTTCGGCGCCCCCGCGGAAGAGTTCGCGACCGGCTTCCGGAACGTGCTCTTGAAGCTCGGCGCCGGCGCGGACGAGACGAACCCGAAGGTGGTCGGGCTCACGCAGGCGCTGCTGAACCTCGGCGCCAAGGGCTTCACGATCTCGGATCTCGCGCAGGAGTTCGGCGACCGCAACGCCGTCGTCGCGGCGCAGATGATCCAGACGGCGAACGCGGCCGAGGTGCTCCGGGGGAAGGTGACGGGCACCGGGGCGGCGTACGAGCAGGCGAAGGCCAACACTGACACGCTGCTCGAGCAGCTCACGCGGCTCGGCAACGCGTTCGTCAATCTCGGGCTCCAGATACAGGGCAGCCAGCGCGGCCTAACCGATGGCGTGCGCGAAATTACAGAGTGGGTCAACACGTTCGCAGCCGGGCTGGAGCGTGCGCAGAACATCGTCGATCGCTCCACGCTTCTCCGTGTCCTGTTGGTCGGTGGGGCGGGCGCTGCCATCGGATCGCGCGTGGGGGCACCCGGCGCCGTCATCGGTGCCGTAGCGCTAGGAATCGGGGAGTACCTGAAAGCGACGGCCGATGAGGCCGCGCGCACGGAAGAGGCGCTGCGCCCCCTCGAAGGCGCCGCCGTGCGCGCGGCCGCTGGCGTTAATCAGGTCGCCGCTGCGGCCGACGGCTCCGCCGCGGCGTCGAGCCGGAACCGCCAAGGGCTCGGCGAGCTCGCGGACGGCTACCGGACGGCGAGCCCCCTCGCGCAGGCGCTCACCGTCGCCAGCTTGAACCTCGCCCAGGCGTTCGCGGGCGAGGCCGAGGCGGCACGGCTCGCGGCGCTCGAAGAGAAGCGCCTCGCCGAAGCGCGGGCGTCGGCGCGCGTGGCGTTCGGCGACTCGCTCGGTGCGCTCCGACGCGAGAACGAAAGTCGCCGCCAGGCCGCGGCCCAAGGCCTCAGCAGCGAAAAGACCGACATCCTCGTCGCGGCGCGCGAGACCGGCTTCCAAACGAAGAACCGCTCGAACGCCCTGGCCTTCGCCATCGAGGCCAACGAGCGACTCGGCCTCGTGGCGGCGACGAAGGAGCAAGACAAGGCGCTCCGCGACCTCGGGAAGACGCAGCAATCGGCGCTGAAGGACGCGCAGGAGAACATCCGCGAGCTGAAGGCCGAGGCCGAGGCACGCCGCGAAGGCGTCGCGGCCGGGCTCTCGACGATCGAGATCGAGGCGAAGGTGGCGGGCGCCAAAGCGCTCGTGAAGACCGGCAACCAGGAGGTCGCGCAGGCGACCGAAGCCGCGGCACTCGCGGCCGCGCAGTACAACGACGAAATCGCCAAGATCAAAGCGGGCGAGAGCTACATCACGAACCTGCGAGAGCAGACGGCCGAGCTCGAAGCCCAGCACGCGGCGTTCCAGCAGGCGATCGCCAGCGGCGAGAGCCGGCTCCAACTCGACGAGCGGCTCGCGATTGCGGCCGCGCGGGTGAAAGCCGCGGACAGCCAGCAGGCGGACGCCGCCGAAGCCGCCGCGCGGGCGCATTTCAGCGTCGCCCAGGCGGTCAAGGTCGACATCGCCGCCCGCGAAGAGCTCGACAACTTGAACGCCGCTGGCGGACTCCTCGAAGAGATCCAACTCCTGGCGCAGGTCCAGGCCGGCACGCTGTCGCTCGCCGAGGCGGAGCACAAGCTCGCGGTCGCACGCCTCGAACGGGCGAACGTCCCGCCGATCACCGCCGAGGCCTCGGTCGCCGCCGCCGAAAACATCGAGCGCATGCGGGCGGCGATCGACAAATCGACGATCAACCTCGCCGACTCCTTCGACACCATCATCGACGGCTTCGTCGACGGCATGCTCTCGGGGACGCGGAAGGGGCTCGACGCCGGGAAGCTCCTGACCGACGGCTTCAAGTCCCTCTTCGCCGACGCCTTCAAGGCGACGATCCACTCGAAGTTCCAGTTTCTCGACCAACCGCTCTCCGTGAACCTCTTGCGGGACATTCCCGCGATGGCGTCGCAGGGGGCGGGGGCGATCGTCAGTCTCTTCGGCAGTGCCTTCGGGAAGGTCGGGAGCATGGCGTCGAGTGTGCTCGGCATCATTGGCTCGCTCTTCTCGGGTGGGGGGAGTGGTGGCGGGCAAGGCGGCGGCGGCGGCTTCGGCACCGCCGTCGGCACGATCCTCTCCGGCATCAGCGGTGTCGGCTCGCTCTTCTCCGGGGCATCGTCGATCGGCCAGGCGGCGACGACCGCCGGCAACGTCGCGCAGCTCGGGTCGGCAGTCGCGAGCGGCAACGTCGGCAGCATGGTCTCGAATACGAGCACCATGGTCTCGCTGCTCCGCGGGATCTACAACGGCTTTTCCGCGTGGACCGGCGGCGCGTCGCTCGGCGGGTCGCTGAACGCGGCGTTCGGCGGCATCCTGACGCCACTGGCGAGCAGCATCACGGGCGCGCTCGGCCTCGGTGGTGCCGGGGGCTCGGCCGTCGCGTCCATCGCACCCGGCTTCGTCGGGTTCTCGGATGCCGCGCTCGGGGCGGCTGTCGTCGCTGAGGGGGCGTCGTCGTCGACGGGAGCGGTCGGCATCAGCGCCGGGACGGCCGGCGGCAGCATCGCCGGCGCCGCCTCGACCGCCGGCATCCTCGCCGCCGTCGTCGCCGCCATCGAAGCCTTCCTTGGCCTCTCGGCTGTCGAGGAGAACCGGAAGAGCGCGTTCAGCACGGCCGACACGCGGAAGATGTTCATGTCCACGTTCGATCCGTTCACGCTCGCGATCGCCAACTTCACGGCGATGCTCGCGGGCATGGGCTCGTTCGGCGGGCTCGGCAATAACCCCGGCGGCGGGTCCGGGGCCTCCAACCTCTTCGGCGTCATCCAGGGCACCATGTTCGGCGGCGCGTCCGGCCTCGACATCGCGAAGCTCGCCGGTGCCCTCGCGGGACCGCTTGGTCCGATGCTGCTCCCGCTGTTCGCCTTCGCCGCGTTCACGAAGCCCCCGACGGGCGGTACGGCGACGCGCGTCGCCTTCGAGGGCTTCCTCGAAGAGAAGAACCGGAAGCACGAGAGCCGGCGGTTCGCCCCCTTCTTCGGGAACGTGCCGGTGCTCCAGGACGGCGAGTTCATCAAGGGGAACTTCGACCGCTCGCTCGGCCAGGACTTCGCGCGCGACTTCGAGAAGCGCGGGCAGGGCTCGTTCTCCGATGGGCTCCGCGAGTACATCCGACTCCAGGGCGAATCGATCGGGCTCGGGAAAGAGCAGATCGCGCAGTTCACCGCACTCGGATTCGCGTTCAAAGCGACCGTCCTCGGCGACAAGGGCGGGAGCCAGGAGCAGCGGAACCTCGCGACCATCGCGGCGATGCTCGGGTCCATGGCGGAGGGCGGCGCCAACGCGGTCACCGCGATGGAGCTCCTCCGCATCTCGATCGGGAAGCTCGGGGACCCGGCGAAGGTCTTCGACGACCTCGGCGACGCGCTCAAGGGCGGGAAGATCGCCGCGGAAGACTATCGCGCCGTCATCCAGGCGCTCGCGGATCTCTACGCGGGGCCCGCCCCGACGATCAAGTTCGACCTCTCCGACAAGAACCAGAAGGGCCTCGACGTCTACAAAGAAGAGATCGAGGCGATCAACGCCGTGTTCCAAGATCTTCCGCCGGGCGTGCACGCGGGTGTCCGCGCACTCGAGCTGCTCGACCAGACCCTCACCGACGCGGGCGAGCAGGGCGTTGTCACCTTCGAGGCGCTGAACGAGCGCTTGCAGCAGGCGGTGCGCTCGGTCGAGTTGCTAAATCCGCTCGTCGCCAACTTTCGGCAGACGATCGAGCAGGGCGCGGCCGAGGCGATCAAGAACGGGACGCAAGAGCAGCTGCTCGACGACGCCGTTGATGCCTTCGTGCTCTCCGCCGGTCGGAAGATCCAGGACATGGTCACGTCCTCGATCGTCGAAGGCTTTCTCCGGGCGCAGATCGACACCGGTGCGCTCGCGGGGTTCTTCGACACGGTCGACAAGGCGTTCAAGGAGTTCCAGGCGGGGCCGCAGGACGCGACCGCGCTCGATGCGCTCACGGATACGCTCCAGGACGCCGGGCTCGCCGCAGTCGCGACGATCGAGACGCTGACGCCGGCACTCCGCCAGCTCGGGCTCGCGATCTTCAACATCGGCGAAGCCTTCGACGCGGCGCTCGACGTCACGACGAGTAGCACCACCGACGCGATCGGCCTCGCGACCGCCGTCGTGCAGCTCGACGCCGCCCACCGCCAATTCCAAAACGACATCGACGCCCGCATCTTCGCCCTCCGGAACCAGGGGAAGGCCTCCCCCGAGATCCTGAAGCGCGACCTCCCGGACATCGCGAAGGAGTTTCAGCTGACGCAGCTCGGCTTCTTCGGCTCGCTCTCCGACGTCATCCGGGCCGGGCAGACGGGGCTCATCAACCCCGACGAGATCGAGAGCTACGTGCGTCGCACGGCGGGTGGCCCCGACGAACCGACCTCCGCCGAGAAGGCGGCCGCGCTCGTCACGCTGAAGGACCTCGCCGAGAAGGACCTCGCGATCCGCATCGCCGCGATCGAAGCCGAGACGGCCGCGGTCATCGAAGGCCACCAGGAGCGGATCGCCGACCTCCAAGAGGAACGCGCGGCGATTCAAGAAGCCTCGCAGGCCGCGATCGAAGCCCGCCAGGAGGAGCTCGAGCTCATCCAGGAATCGATCGCGAAGATGCAGGCGTGGAAAGGCCTCCTCGACACCACGCAGGACACCCTCCTCACGCTCCGGGGGCAGTTCGAGTCGCCGCAACAGCAGCTCGGGAACCTGCGCGAGCGGTTCGAAAAGGCGCTGGTCGACTTCAACACGATCGACACGGCGCACCCGGATTTCTCGGACGAGCAACGGATCGCGGCCGGGCAGAAGTTGAACGAGCTCGGGCCGCAGCTCTTGCAGCTCGCGCAGCAGTCGGGGCTCGCGCAGTCCTCCGAGGCGTATCGCATCCTCTACGACCTGGTCACGGACGCGCTCGATCGCGTGGCCGGCGTCGCCGGTTCGGAGTCGGCAGGTCTCCTCGACAAGCAGCAGCAAGCGCTCGACCTCCAGCGCGAGATCAGGGACCTCCAGAAAGACGCCGCGGCGCAACTGAAGGCGATCGACGAGCAGATCGAAGCCGAACAGGACGCGATCGTCGCCGCCCAGAAGGACGCCGAAGCCAAGATTCAGAAGGTCAGCGAGAACACCGCCGGCGTCCTCGAGTGGATCCGGAATCAGGAGAAGGCGCTCTACGAGGCGCAGCACGCGGAGCTCATGGCGAAGCTCGATGCGGCGGGCGTCACGAGCGTGAATCTCGAAGACATCCAGGCGTCGAGCCTCCTCGAGCTCCAGGCGATCCGCGCGGTGCTCGAAGGGAAGGGTATCGCGGTCGACGCGACGAATTCGGCGGGGGGTAGCGCGTCGACAGGCGGCAACGCCGGCGCCACACCGGGATCCGGAGGCGCCGCGGGCTCGACGAGTCCAGGTGGACAGGCGGAGCGGGGCACTGGTGGGACCAGTGGGCGTTACGACATCAGCCCCACCGATCTCGCCACCTGGCGCGGGCTCACCGAGCAGGCCGCGGCGCGGCCGGGCACCACGGCTTTCGAAAACCACCTCCTCGCGATGGTCGGACGCGGGTTCGATGACGTGTCGTCGACGGGCATCATGGGCCGCGCCTTCTGGCGAGGGGCCCGCTCGCGGGACGCACAGAACGCCGTCATCGACGCCACGCTCAAGAAGATCTACGACCTCGCCGCCGTTTCGCCGATCCTCGGCTTCGCAACCGGCGGCCTCGTCCGCGGCGACCGCATCGCGCGGGTCGGCGAAGCGGGCCCGGAGCTCATCCTCCCGCTCGGCGCGGCGCTCCGGGATCGCGAAGTGCGGCGGACGTTCGAAGACTTCTTCACCGCCGCGACTGCGGTGCCCTACGGCGACATCCAGCGCCAGCTCCGCGAGCTCGCCGGTATCGCGACCTTCGGCGGCGGCACGCGCGCGGGGCTCCTCGACACGCTCCGGACGCTCGCGCCGACGGTGCCGCTCGCCCCGGCGGCGCCGGTCGCCGCGCCGGCGGCTCCGGTCCAGATCATCCAGAACTTCGAATTGAACCTCACGCTGAAGGTCGACGGGTCCACGCGGCTCGACAACCCGGCCGAGGCCGTCCGGAAGCTCACGCCGGAACTCAAGCGCGCGCTCCTCGAGCTGCTCGCATCCGACGCGACCGTGAAGGCCGCGAGCGCCCGCGCGTCCCGTCAGGCGCAACCGCCCGCCCGGAACTCCTAGGAGCCCCCGCCCATGCGTTCATCGTCCCGCACGCCGCTCGGCGTGGTCGTCCTCGTGTGTCTGCTGGCGGCGCTCCCGCATCATCTCGCGGCGGAGTCGCTCTTCTGTGAGGACGTGCTCGTCAAGTCGGGCGGTTGCATGGTGCCGGCGACCGGCACCGTCGTGATTCGGCGGCACAGCGATCAAACGGTGCTGGCGCAGCCGACGGTCGATCGCTACGGGCGCTACTGCGCGCGCCTCGAGCCGCAGCTGATCGACATCGCGTACCCGCATGGCGTCCGGGAGACCGCGCGCTACGCCTGCACGCAGCCGGCGACGCCGACCCCGACGCATACGCCGGGCGGCGGGGTGACGCCGACGGCGACCCGCACGGCGACCCCGACGGGCGTCGTGGCGACGGCGACCAGCACCCGGACCCCGACGCCGACCGTCACGGTGACCCCCGGCTGCCACGTGCTCCTCACGAACCACCAGCCCCCGGTCGGCGGCTTCTGGTCGCTCGAGCCCTTCTATACCGGCGGGGCGGCGGGCACGAACAACCTCCGCCAGCGGGTCAGCAACAGCAGCGGGGTCGCCATCTGCCGCGTGGACCTGTGTCTCGGGAACGCGCCCGCCGGGAATCCGACGCCGATCCCCGGGCAGCACCTCCACGTCGAGCTCTATGCCGACGATCCGCTGGCGGGCTGCGGCCTGACGGCATGCCCGGACGCCGCGACCGGCGCGAGCTCGGCGCTCGTCGCCACCTCGCTCCCGGGGACGGTGAAAGACGCGCCGTTCGATGGGACGTCGACGTGCGGCACGGCGAGCGGCACGGGCACGCTCGTCACGTTCACCTTCGCGAGCCCGGTCAGCCAGGCCGCGCACTACTGGATCGCGCTCGTGAACGATTCGGTCGGGACGGCGGTCCGGTGGGCCTCTGCGGGGCAAGAGTCCTATGGCGGCCTCGGCTTCAACACCTGGTACCTCGGGAACGAAGCGAACGACGATCTCCTCTTCACGGTCTATGGCGTGGGCGGCGGGACGCCGACGCCGACGCGCACCCCGACCCGGACCCCGACCCCGACGCCGACGGTGACCGCGACGCGGACCCCGACGCCCACCGTGACCGCCACGCCGGTCCCTGCCTGCGATGAGCCGATCATCCTGGCAGCGGGCGGCGACACGGTCGATGGCACGACGGTCGGCGCGACGAGCACGCTCGCCGGAAGCTGCAACCCCTCCGACACGTCGCCGGAAGTCGTGCACGAATGGACGCCGAACTTCACCGGCACCGCCTTCGCGTACACCTGCGGCGGGACCACGAACTTCGACACGCTCCTCTACGTCCACGGCACCGCCTGCTCGGGCCCGACGGCGGACGAGCTCAAGTGCAACGACGATACGACCGGCTGCGCGCCGAGCGGCAACGGGTCGTCGCTCACCTGGCCGGTCACGAGCGGCACGACCTACTGGATCATCGTCGATGGGTTCAACGGAGCGGACGGCGACTACACGCTCGTCGTCGGCCAAGCCGCGACCCCGACGCCGACGGTCACGGTGACCCCGACCCCGACCCGAACGCCAACCCCGACCGTGACGGCCACGCGCACGCCGACCCCCACGCCGACCAGCACGCCGGGTGGCGGCGAGGCGCTCATGCTCGACGTCTTCCGGACGAATACCGAGGCGGGGGCGGCCGATGCGATCATGGCGGCCCGCCAGATCGCCCTCCCAGCCTCGGCGACGACGGCGAATCACCTCACGTGCCTGCTCGCCAACAACGGCGGCGGGGGCACGGCCAACGGGCTCCAGACGGCCGCGTGCACGACCTCCCCCTGCTACGCGATCGAGATCTTCGCGAACGGGTCGGACCTCGGGTCCGAGGATTGCACGATCGCGAACGGGGCCCAGGGCTGCACGGCGACCCTCGCCACGAATACGGCGCTGTCGGCCGGCACCCGGGTGGACCTCCGGGTGACGACCCCCGCGGACCTCACGAGCACGACCTCCGACCTGCAATGCTGGCTCTGGGGCACGGCCTCGAACGAGGCCACGATGCTGCACACGCTGACGCTCGACACTGCCGCCGGGCAGACGGACGCGGTGCTTGGCGTGCAGGCGGCGCTGGTCGGCTTCCCCGCGTCGACCACCGGGTCCCATGTGACCTGCGGCATCATCGATTCCTCGAGCGGCTTCGGATCGGCCGCGTGCACCACGAGCCCGTGTCACAAGGTCGAGGTCTTCGTGGATGGCGCCGACGCCGGCACGCAGGACTGCGACATCGCGAACAGCAGCGGTTCGTGTAACGTCACGCTCGCGTCCGCCAACACCTGGAGTGCCGCCCAGGTCGCCGACCTCCGCCTCACCACCGCGGCGGATCTCACGTCGACGAGCGACGACCTCCGCTGCACGGTCTTCGCCAACGTCGGGGGCCGGACGCTCTTCACGCACGGCCTCCGCACGAACGCCGCGGCAGGACTCACCGACCAAGTGCTGCAAGGCAACGGGAGCGGGTGGTCCGGTGAAGATCTCGTGCGCGTCCCGGCGGCCGGGACGGCGACGGAGATCACGTGCGCCGTCCTCGCGGACGGCACGAATACGACGACGGCGGCCGACTGCACGGCGGACCCGTGCTACCTCGTCGAGCTGTTCAAGGACGGCGCGGACGCGGGCAGCCAGGACTGCGTCATCAGCGATGGCGCGTCGACCTGCACGGCGACGCTCTCGAGCAACAACACGTTCACGGCGAGTCAGCGCCTCGAGCTGCGGATCTCGACGACGAGCGGCAGCTTCAACGTCACCACCAGCGACGTGCACTGCTGGCTCTGGGGGACGCTCTGAGCCGGCGGTTCCAATGGGTCGTGCCGCTGGGCCTCGCGCTCAGCCTTGCGCTCGCGGGCGAGGCGCGCGCCCAGTGTGCCCCGTCGAGTACGATGGCGCAGACCGGCCCGCGCAACGACTACTGGCGGCTCGAGTCCGGCGTGCACCTCGACGGGGCGCCGAAGCAGGGCGTCACGAATACGAACCCCGGGGAGCCGATCTGTCAAATCGCCTGGAGTGCCTTCAATAATACGGGGAACACCGGCGGCACCATCTTCCTCCAGCTCTACGCGATCACCGGCACCGGCGGCATCGGCGATCCGATCGGGCCGCCGTCGGACCCGATCAACGTGACCGACTTGCCGACGAGTCCGGCGACCGACCCGGTGCAGACCTTCACGTGGTCGGGCACGAAGCCGGCGCCGCCCGGCAACTACTGGATCCTCTTGCATGACGCCGGCACGATCAGCGGCGGCGCGGCGTCGTGCGGCGCCGGTCTTCGCTGCGTGCGCGTCAACACCAACAACGACGGCGCGAGCTATACCGGTGGCACGTTCCACGCGACGGGCGTCGACACCGGCGAGGATGCGTGGTTCCAGGTGTTTCTCGGGAGCGGCGGCCCGACGCCGACGGTGACTGCCACGCCGACACCGACCGCAACGCCGACGACCACGGCGGTGACGCCGACGGTCACCGCGACGCGGACGCCGACCCCGACGGTGACGGTCACCGCAACGCCCACCCTGTCGCCGACGGCGACGCCGACGCCGACCACGACGGGACCAACGCGCACGCCGACCCCGACGCTCTCGCCGACCGCGACCAGGACCCCGACCCCCACCGTGACCGCGACGGCCGCGATGACGATCGTCCGCATCGGCAACTTCACGGGCATGACCGTCGCGGACGATCCGACCTGCGGTGCGGTGCATCCGTGTGCCTCGGTGCAGTACTTCACGCAGATTCGCCGGACGGCGTTCTCCGGCCGGGTGCAGGTGCGCGTGACGCAGCCGATCGGCGGCGGCGCCTACACCGCGTTCACCTGCACGCACGCCTCGTGCACGCTCCAGCAAAACTGCTTCGTGCAGAAGGCCGGCATGACCTACCACGCGTGGAAGGCCGACGACTCCGGGCCCGTCGATCCGGGGACGTGGGTTGGCATGGACGGCACCGGCATGCCGGCGAACGACGGCCCGGGCGGCGTCTGCGACGGCCTGGCGTACACGAAGCCGAATGGGTTCGCGACGACGGGCGATACGCACGGCCTCTCCGGCTTCGAGATCGCCGGCTATCCGATGGGGGCGATCAGCCTCGCCGCGGCCGGGACGGCGCCGATGCGGGGCTTCGTGATCGAGGACAACTGGATCCACGACAACGTCCCGAACGACATCGGCTCGGATTTCCCGACGATCGAGATCGGGTCGTACAACGGCGCGGGGAGCGACGTCGACTGCGTCGAGAGCGGGCGGCAGGAACGCGGGATCGCGATCCGGCGGAACCGCATCGAGCGCAACGGCAATCAATTCGGCGCGATCACGCTCTGGTGCAGCCAGGATTTCGACATCGAGTCCAACCTCATCTGGGACCACCGCGCCCGGACGGTCACGGCGGCGCAGTGCGACGGGCGCGGCGTCAACGGCAGCGCGTGCCCCTGCGAGACGTCGTCGCCCCCGTGCAACGGCCTCAACAGCTCGACCGGCGGCCCGCTCCCGGCGAGTTCATGCACCGCGTGTCGGTGCATGACGGGCTGCGACGATCATGACGGCATCCAGCCGGCGGGCGCGGCGTTCGGCACGATCCGGTTCAACGATGTCCGGCGGTGTGGCGAAGACAACTTTGACTTCGGCGGCCACCCGGCCGGGAAGAGCCATCACATTACGAGCTGGGGCAACTACTCCGAGGAAGCGGACGGCCTCTACAAGTACAGCGGGTCGACGGACTGCCTCTGGATCAACAACGAGGGCGTCGGCCCGGGCTCGTGCTTCTCGAGCTACTCGTGTCCCGCGCGTCAGGTGATCGTCCACAACACGTGCCGGACGACGGGCTACGCGATCTTCTCGTTCGACAACAGCTACCTCCAGGTCGTGCAGAACAACATCTTTTCGACCACCAACCAGTACGGCCACTTCATCGACCGCATGACGACGAACGTCGTCAACGCGTGGGACCACAACGTCACCGTCCAGCGGAACGGCACCGGGAACGGGATCAGCGAGCCGGGCGGCGCGCCGAACCCGTGCGGCCCCGGCAAGATCTGCCAGAACCCGCTCGTCCCGTGCATGGACGACACGCCGCAGACGATCACGGGACGGAGCATCACCCAGCTCGCGCAGGCGCAGGCCGACGGCGACGCGGGCCTCTGGTTCGGGCCGGACTCGTTCGAGGGCGACGTCTGGACGACGACCGATCCGCTCTTCGTCGGCGGCTCCGGCCCCGGCCGCTACGCGCTGCAAAGCGGCGACACCGTCGCCAAGAACAAAGGCACGACCGCGATCCTGATCGATCCCGGCGTCTGCGGCACCGTCGTCGCGGGCCGCTGCACCGAGGGCCTGAAGGGCTGGCCGTGCACCGTCAACGCGGACTGCGACTATCAGGCGATCGACGCCGACGGGAACGCGCGTGACAGCCAACCGGACGCAGGCGCCCGCGAGGTCGGCGGCGTGGCGGTGCCGACCCGCACCGCGACCCCGACCCGCACCCCGACGCCGACCCGGACCCCGACGCCGACGCCGACCGCGACCGCCGTCGTCTCGGGCCTCCGCTGCCCGTCGGGGGCCGCCGGCTGCGGGCCGCTCATCCAGAACCCGCTGAACGATCCGACGACGATGTCGATCCTCTGGTGGACGGATCAGCCGGGAAACGCGCGGGTCGACTACGGGACGACCACGGCGCTCGGGTTTTTCGCGACGCAGAGCCAGCAGGCGACGTGCGAGCTCGGCGCCGCCGGCACCTGCCACCGCGTCGACCTCACCGACCTCCTCCCGGGGACGCCGTACTACTTTCGGCTCTCCACCAACGGCGTGACCGTGCTCGAGGTCGCGGGGACCCGCGCGTTCCGGACGCTCCGGGCCGCGAACGACCTGGCGCCGATGACGTTCGCGGTCGTCGGCGACGCGGGCGTGGATGGCGCCGACGCGAGTTGCTACGCCGGCGGCACCTGCCCGCAGCAGCGGATCGCGGCGCAGATCCGGACCGCGGCGCCGGACCTCCTCTTCTGGGTCGGCGACAACGCCCACGAGGGCCTCGCGACGCGCCTCCTCGATTGGGAGCAGAAGGTCCTCGTGCCCTACGCGGAGGTCTTCGCGCGGACGCCGACCTTCCTGGCACTCGGGCATCGCGACCTCCGGCGCGCCGACGGCTCGCAGGATGGGGTGCTCACGGAATGGACGGCGACGCACGTGCAGCGGGCGCTCTTTGCGGCGCCGGTGAACGGCAACCCCGGGGGGACGCGGGAAGAAGCGTGGTACGCGCTCGATGCCGGCCCCGCGACCTTCCTCGTCGTCAACACGAACTTCGGGCCGACGGGCGCGCAAGATTGGGTGACGGGCGCGAATCAGAAAACGTGGCTCTGGAACCGCCTGCAACCGTCGGCGTCCCGTGCGTGGAAGCTCGCCCTCGGGCACCAGGCGCCGTACGTCTGCGCGAACGGGCGGTGCGACGCCGGCGCGAACGTCGGGAACGGCTGCGCGTCCGCCGCCGAGTGCCCCGGCGGGGCCTGCCTCGGGACCGCGCCGGCGTCGAGCCCGGCCACGCGCCACCGGTTCGCGCCGCTCTTCGAAGCCTTCGGGGTGCAGCTCGCGTTCTGGGGCCACGCCCATCTCTGGGAACGCACGCGCGTCCTCGACGACTACAACGGCGCGAGCCTGACGAGTGATCCGGCGACCACTAGCCCGAACCAGGACGGCCAGACGACGCGGCACGTAGTCGTCGGCGGCGGCGGCGCGCCGCTCGACGGCGGGGCCCGGACCGTCAGTGGTCAGCCCGTCGACCAGGCGGGCGCGGCGTGCGTGCCCGGCGGGGGCGATCTCCAGCCGTTCGTCGCGGCCGGGTGCGGGAGCTACAACGGCACGGGCTACTGCTCGACGGGGCGCTGGCATTCCTTCGCGCTCTGCACGCTCGCCGATCCGACGCTCACGTGCCAGGCGCGCGACGACACCGGTGCCCCCTTCGATAGCTTCACGGTGAGCGCCGCGACGCCGACCCCGACGCCAACGCCGACCGGGACGGCGACGGCGACCCCGACGCCGACGTCGCTCCCCGGGCAGACGGCGACCGCGACGCCGACGCCGACGGCGACCCCGACCGCGACCCCGACGCTCACGCCCTCGCCGACGCGGACGGCAACGCCGACCGCGCTCCCGAGTCCGAGCGGCGTCGCGTTCGACTGCCGCGACTGGATGCGGCTCACGCGGACGAGCGGGACCACGAAGCCAAAGGCGGTGCCCGCCGAGGGGGCGGTCGTCACGTATCGGCGGGCGAGCGGCCTCGCGTATCCGCCGCTCGTCGCGAACGCGCTCGGCCGCACCTGCTTTCCCGTCGCGACCTGCGAGCGCCTGACGCTCGACGCGCGTGACATCGACGGGAGCCGCCTCACCCTCCCCGATCAGTGGGTCACGACCGGCAGCTGTCCCTAGAGGTCCCCCGATGCCCATCCTCCCGAGTACCGGCAGCGCCAAGGCGCGCGTCGGGTACCGCTCGCTCGCCTACGTCGCGGGCGCCGAGTGCTTCAACGTCGATCCCGCGTTTCCGGTGAGCCGCATGGCGGAGCTCCGTTATTTCCAGCGGAGCACAAAGTCGGTGAGCAGTGACGCGCCCGTCATCCATCTGGACTTCGGGACCGACGTGGTCGTCGCTGCGCTCTCCTTCGAGCACGTCAACTTCCCGACGGTGAGCATCCAGTACGGCACCAACGCCGACCCGCATCCCGTCGGCGGCCGGGCGTTTGCGGACGAGACGATCGACGAGGCCTTCCCGTGGGCGACCGGCATCGGCTGGGTCGACACCTCGGGCGTCGACAGCGAAGACGGGCGGCAGAAGCGGCTCGTCATCCCGCCGGAGCCGCGGACGCTCCGCCATCTCTACCTCAACCCGTACGAGTCGGGCCGCGACGACGTCTACGCGATCGGCTCGCTCGGCGCCTGGGGTGCCGACGACTTCCAGTCGCTCTACAAGAACCCGGGCACGCCGTACCGGAAGGTCTACGAGGACACCTACGACGGGTCGACGTCGCCGACCCGCTGCGTGATCAGCTTCCCCGCGCGCCTGCAACGCGCCGACCTCGTCTCGGTCGAGCAGTTTCTCGCGATGCTCCGGGCGCCGCGTGAGCGCGTGATGCTCTGGGACGAGAACGAAGGGGACCTGTCGAAGTGGTACCACGTCCGCCGGGCGGGCGTCGGCGAGTCGACGCGCCAGGCGGGGCCGTATCTCGAGCTCGCGGGCTTCCAGCTCCGCGAAGTGGGGTCGCGTGCCGACGACGCCTGACCCGCGCTTCGACATGCTGGCGGAGATTCGGCTCCCGACGCCGCTCTACCGCGCGACGAGCGAAGGCGTCGCGGACGACGCCGGGAACGTCTACGAGGCGGGGCTCCTCTGGCCGACGATCCAGCGGACGCTCTCGAACGACTTCTACGGCATCGTCGGGTCGGGCACGGTGAGTGTCGATCTCCAAGCGCGCGAGGCGGGCGGAGAGGTCGACCGCTTCGACCGGCCCGCCCTCGCGAATCCCGATGCCGCCGCGTTCCGCGCCGTCGAAGCGCGGGGCGTGACGGTGATTCTCCGCCGCCGCAACCGCGCGACAGGCGCCCTCGTCACGCGCTTCACCGGGGTCATCCAGCGGGTCGAGCACACGAGCAGCGGCACCATCCGGCTCGAGCTCGCCGACACGCTCCCCGACGTCTTCGCGGTCCCGTATCCGCGGGTCCGGATCGACCGTGACCGCTGGCCGACCGCGACGAGCGAAGCCTTGGCGGTCGGGCTCACCGTGCCGCTCCACCTCGGCCAGCTCCGCGAGCACACCCCGTGTCGCCAGGTCGAAGCGACCGAGCGCGTCTACGCGCACGGGACGCAACGCCCGCGGCTCTTCCCGGTGCATCGCTACGTCGTGAGCGGGGCGCTCGCGCGCGTGGCGCAGGGTGACGCGAACGTGTTGCCGACGGTCCTCGCCCTCTACCGCGGCATGCCGATCGGGGCGGCCCTCATCCCCCCCGGCGAGTATCAGGTCGTCATCAACCGAAAGCTCACCGCCCCGCAGGGCGTCACGGCGACGGTAGTGAGCGGCGGCACGCTCACGGCGGGGGTGGGACCGACCCCGATGCGCGTCTATCAGGTGACCGCCCTCCACGGCGCCGGCGAGAGCCTCGGCTCCGCGCTCGCGATCGTGACGATCACGGCCGCCGATGTGACGGCCGGTCGACGGGCGGTCCTCCTCACCTGGGAGCCGAACACCGACGGGACGACCGGCTACGCCGTGAGCGTCGGCGAGCAGGGCTTCGGGAAGCTCCTCGCGATCGTGCCGGGGGGCGACGCCGCGACGTTCCTCGACGACGGGTCGTATCTCGGCGAGGGGCCCTACGCGCCGCCGACCGAGGACACGACGGGGCAGGCGACCGTCGAGGTCGTGTTCCGGCAGCCGCAGCTCGGCGTCGACTCGGCCCTTGCCCCCATCCTGGCGGACGTCGCGACGATGCGCCGGGCGTGGGACGGACCGACGTGCCGGAGCGTCTGGCACCTCGATCACGACACGCGCGACGAACGGCCGGCGCGGCAGAACCCGCTCGTCCGGGCGACGACCGTGTCGCTCTACCTCTTCGAGCGGACGGGTCTCGATCACGTCGGCGCACACCACCTCGCGATGATCGGGCTCCGCGCCGATGACTACATCATGGGGCCGCACGGGAAACCCGTCTGGCTCGCGAATGGACTCGCGTACGGCCAGTGCGAGACGGTCGGGCCGAACTTCGGCACCGGCAGTGTGCGCCTCGATTGGGAGGGCCGCTCCGACCCGGACACGCTCGAGCGGCTGCTGATCCTCGCGGAGCGCTGGGGCTCGACCGGGGCCCACCTCACCTTCCGCATCTGGAACGGGAAGGTCTACGGGGCGGTCTCGGATGGGACGCTGATCCCCGACCCCGCGGACCCGTCCCAGCAGATCCTGAAGATCTACGCGGCCGCGGGCAGTACGCGCCTCGACGGGGCGCGCCACCGGTTGGCGATGGTCGTGAATCGGGCGGCGCACACGCTGGCCGTGTATGTCGATGACGTCCTCGAAGATTCCATCTCGATCGCCGGGCTTGGCTCGCTCACGAATGACGGCCCGTGGGTGGTCGGCTCGTCGTCGTTCAGCCCGGGTCTCGAGACCGCGACCTTCCTCGGCGAGATGGGGTGGCTCCGGGTCGATACCGATCCGGCGCCGTTCCTGCCCGCCGGTGACCGGTTCGACGGGACGCACGCCGACCAGCGCATCTTGCAGCTCCCGCACACCGCATGCCGCGATCTCGACATTGGGAGCGAGACGGGGTGGACGGTCGAAGCGACGATCCGCATCCGCGCCCGCGCCGCCAACGCGCAGTCCTTCGGCCTGGCCGGAAAGCGGAACCCCACGACCGGGATCGGGTGGCTCCTCGGCCTCGCCGGGCAGAGTGCCGTCCCGGGGTCGCTCTGGAGTGTCCGCGCCCTCCTCGGCTACGCGGGCGTGTCGCGCGTCGCCGCCGGCGGCGCCCTCGACGTCGGCGAGCATGCCGTCGCGCTCACCTACCAAGCGCCGACGCCGACGACGCCGGGGGCGCTGACGGCCGTTGCGAATGGGGCGGTCGTCGCGACGGCCGCGCTCCCGGCCGGCGCCGTGCCATCGATTCCGGGCTCGTCCGCGTTCACGCTCGGCGGCACTGGCGATAGCCTCGTCCCGATCGCCCCCGTCGAGATCCTCGAGGTGCGGGTGACCGCCCGCACGCGCACGCTGAACGAGCTCGCCGAAGCGCACTTCCTGCGGGCCCGGAATCTCGTCCGGCAGGTGCGGTCGCTCCTCGTGAGCGGCGCGCACGGCCCGGGGCTCGTGCTCGATCAACCTTCCTGGGACCAAGCCGAGCGCGACCTCGCCGCCGTCGAAGCCGGCGCGCTCGTGACGGACTACGCGCTGGTCGAGCCGCTCCCGCTCGGCACCCACGTCGCGGAGCTCCTCCGCATCCGCGGCGTCCGGCTGTATCTGACCGCCGACGGCCTCCTCGGCTGCACGGTCGATCAACCGGGCGCCGTCGTCGCGTCGTTCGGCCTGAAGGATGGCTATTGGGAGAACCTCGGCGCGCGGCCGACGTGGAAGCAGACGGCGCTCGCGAGCGCCTTCCGCCAGTGCCGCGTGCGCTACCGCCGACAGCGGAGTGCCGACGGCGCGATCGACCGCTTCGTGCTCCGGACGAGTGCCCGGGACGTGCATCCGGTCGGGCGCGCGGACCCCGAGCTGCTCGACTGCCCGGCCCTGCGGGATCCGGTCGCGGCGGACCTCTTCGCGAGCTACGTGGCGGCGCGCCTCGGGCTCCAAGACGTCGCGGTGACGGTCCCGACCGCGGATGACGAAGCGCTCGACGTGCTCCCGGGGCGTCGGATCGCCGTCGCCGATCCCGTGAGCGGGCGGCCGTTCACCGAGCTCGAGGTGCGAACGAGCGAGGAGGCGGGCTCGGTCGAGCAGGGCTCGTCCTTCACCTTCGAGTGCGCGCCCGCGAGTGACGCCGTCTACACGTACGTGCCGGGGACGTTGCCGGTGGCGCCCGACGCGGAATCGCGACCCGACTACTCGGCGACCTATCCGCTTCGGGTCGCCGACTTCGCCGTCACGTTCAGCGTGACGGTCGCGCTCGACGGTCGGCGCATCTGGTCCGCCCTCGCGACGTGGGCGAAGGTGACGCACGAGAACGCGCAGACGCTGCTGCTCGAATGGCGGGTTGCCGGCACGACCGCGTGGCAGTCCGCCGGCGTTCCGCTCACGCAAACGAGTGCCCGCGTGGACGACGTCTTCGACGACGCCACGAGCTACGAGTTCCGGCTCTCCGCGGTCAATCGGTTCGGCCTCGTCGGCGCCCCGAGTCTCGTGACGCGGGCGACCACGGCGCCAGGGGCGCCCGCAACGCCGACCGGCCTCACCGCCCTCACCGCGGGGTCCGCCCGCCAGCGCCGCTGGAAGTGGAACGAGAACGCCGAGAAGAATCTCAAGGGCTACCACTGGGAGGTCTACGAGGGCAGCGCCATGGCCGGCGGCGTGCCGTCGACCCCGCGGCGCGATCGCGGGTTCACGCGCGCGGAGCGGGTCACCTACTCGGAGAGTGACCTCGCGGCGTCGCTCCCGCGCTATTGCCGCATCCAGGCGGTGAACACGAGCGGGCAGGTCTCAGCGTGGACGGTGCTCGTCGCTGCGGCGGGGTCGACGGTCGAGACCGACGACATGGCCGACGGCGCCGCGAGCGAAGCGTACGACACGCCCGAGACGGACACGATCACCGAAGGCGTCCAGGTGCCCGGGGGGTTTGTCACGGTCGGCAACATCGCCCTGACGCCCCCGGCGGGGCAGAACGCCATCCCGATCGGGACCAAGGCCGTGCGGATTCAGGTCGAAGTGAGCATCCGCCTGATCGACTGGGGCGTCGGTGGCGCCACCACCGGGACCGTGACGGCGCGGCTGATCCGCGGCGGGGTGACGATCGGCACGCGCGAGATTCTCGCGGAGACCGTGCCAGCGATCGCGGGCGTGGACGAGAGCACGCGCCGGCAGTCCTACCACCTCGCGTGGACCGAGAAGAATCCCGCCGCCGCTGCGGCGGCGACGTACGCGCTGCAAATCCAGTTCACGCGGTCGACGGCGAATCCCCCGACCGAGGCGCACAACATCGGCGTGCGGTCGCCGAAATTCCACGTCACCGTTCAGAAGCGGTAGGGCACGGAGGTTCAGCATGGGACGACACCTCAGCGAGCTCGCGCCCGCCTTCCGCGCGAAGGCCGTCGAGTTCCTCGCACAGCTCGTCGAAGCGCAGATCCCCGTCCTCATCGTGAGCACGGGTCGCACGCCGGCTGAACAGGCTGCGGCCGTCGCCGCGGGCACCTCGAAAGTGAAACGCTCGCGCCATCAGGACGGCATGGCGATAGACGTCGTACCCTTCGCCCTCTTCCAACTCGCGGGGCCCGACAAGTTGCAGTGGGACGTCCGCGATCCCGTGTGGCAACGCATCGGGGCGATCGGGGAGGCGCTCGGGCTTCGGTGGGGCGGGCGGTTTGGGGAGTCGAAACCAGGCGCGGGCGATGGGTGGGACATGGGGCACTTCGAGCTGCCGCGATGACGGACACGCTCGACACCGGCACGGGAATCGATCTCATCAACGCGAGCGCGCTCGCCGGAGCCGTCACGCCAAAGCACGCCTGAATGCATGCGCCACCCCGCACGTCCCCCGCTCGCCGTGCTCATGATCATGGCCACCCTGTCGCTCGCGACCCTCGCGCTCGGCGCGTCGGCTCCGGCCGTCGTCCCGTGGTGGAGCAATCCGAACGACCCCGACGCCTTCGTGCAGGCCGCCGCGATCGCGGGCGGGATCGGCGGCGGGCTCAAGCTGCTCTCGCAATGGGAGCGCTTTCCCGGCGCCCCGCGCCTCGTGGGGGCGCTCGGCCTCGGGCCGTTCGTCGGGTTCGTGACGGCGCTCTTCGCGTTCGGGTCGTATCGCGACACGCCCGAACACCTCATGCAACTCCTCGCGTACTGCGCGGCCGCGGGCTTCTGCTGCGATTGGGTGACGGCGCGGTTCGTCGACCTCGCGGCGCGCGTGCTCGCGGTGCCGCCGAAAGGAGCCTGACGTGCGCGTGATCCCCGTCTTTTGGGCGCAGCTCTCGACGATGCGGGCCATTCAGATCGGGAGCGGCCTCGTGTGTCTCCTCGCCATCTGCGCCATGTATCTCGAAGACACGCGGCGGCGCTGGCAGCCGGCGCGTGATGCGTTCGCGTTCGACTGCTACCGCTGCACGGCGGCGTGGTGCCTCTGGTGGTGCGGGACGGCGAGCATCTTGATCGTGGACCCGGCGATCGGCGCCATGTCGCTCCAGCAAGGGAGCTATACGATCGCGAGCGGGACGGCCCTCCTCTTCGTCGGCCACATCGTCGCGGCGGGGCTCTTCATGTTGTGCCGCTTGCGGGAGCTCCTCGGCTTCCACGAGTGGCAGCAGCACTCCACGGCATGGCGCCGCGGATGAAACCGGCAAGAGGAGGATGCAGCATGCAACTCTCGTGGCTCAAGGGGTATCGGACGCTCGCCGGCGCGCTCGCGATGATCGGCGGCGGGCTCGGCTTGGTGTTTCAGGGGATCGCGGCCGACGTGCTCGACGGCACGAAGATCAACGAAGGCGTCGGGCTCGTCGGGATGGGGCTCGCCGCCCTCGGCATCCGCTTCCAGTAAGCGGGGCGGTGCGCCGGATCCTCACCTTCGACGGCGGGGGTGTGCGCGGGCTCTGGTCCGCGTGCGTCCTCGCCGCGCTCGAGCAGCGGCTCGCGCGCCCCGTGCGGGACGTCGTCGAGACCGTCGCCGGGACCTCGATCGGCGCGCTGCTCGCCTGTGCGGTCGCGGGCGGCCTGCCGGCGGCCGAGCTCGTCGCGCGCTGCCGCCGGGACGCCGCGCGGATCTTCCCGCGGCCGTGGCCGTGGGCCGGGGCGCTCCGGCCGAAGTACGACCCGGCGCCCCTCCGGGCGGTGCTCGTCGAGCTCTTCGGCAGCGCGGTGTTCGGCACGCTCCCGCGGCGCGTGCTCGTGCCGGTCTACGACGTGGCGACCCACGACGCACTCGTGCTGGACTCGACGCGCGCCGCGCACGCCGGGCTCCCGATCGTCGACGTCTGCCTCGCGAGCGCCGCGGCGCCGACGTTCTTCCCGGCGGTGCCGCTCACGATCGCGGCGCGCACGGTCGTCGGCGTCGACGGCGGCCTCGCCGCGAACAACCCCGCGCTCGTCGCGTGGGCGGCCGAGGACGCGCGGCATCCGATGACCCGGTCGGTGCTCGTCTCGATCGGCACGGGCCGGCGGTGTCGGTCGGTATCGGCGGCGGTCGCCCAGCGTGCGGGGGCCGTCGCGTGGCTCCGGCGGGATCTCGTCGGGGCGATGCTCGCGGGGCCGGCGGATCTCGTCGACGACGCGTGCCGGCATGTCGTGGCACCGGGACGCTACTTTCGGCTGCAAACGACGCTCACGCTCGCGAGCGACGCGATGGACGACGCGTCGGCCGCGAATCTCGCGCGGCTCGAAGCGGAAGCGCGGGCGTATCTGTGGGAACGGGGTGGGGATCTCGTGCTGGATCTCGCGGCAGACGCGCTCGTGAGCGCAGGAAGAGAGGCGGCAGCATGAAACGACTTCAGGTGATCATGCTCGCGATACTCGTCGCCGGCTGCATGTCGGCGAACCTCACGACGCGGATCAGCAAGGCGTCCGACGGCTCGATCCTGGTCGAGAGCGCCAAGGACGTGACGTTCAAGGAGCTGATCTGGTCCGATGCCGACGGCGTCCGCGTCGAGGTCCGGGGCTACTCCAGCAACGTGAACGTCGACGTCGTCCGCGCGCAAGACGATCGGGAACGTGCACTCCGGGCGGACGTCATCGAATCGGTACGCGCGGGGATTGCGGTCGGAGCGAAGGCGGCGGCGAAAGCGGTGGTGCCGCTGCCGTAGTCCTAGTCGCCTAGTCGTGTTCCGTGGCGCGTGACGCGAGCCGCAGAAGGAATTGCACGTCGCCCTTGCTGAGCGCACGCCGGGGCTTCTTGCGCAGGCGCGCGACTCGCCGCTGCTCGCGCAGGCGCCGCGCTTTCTCGGCGGCGTAGGCTTCTGCCGCCGCGCGTTCCTGAGCTTCCCAATCAATCGCCGGGATCGCGAGTCGGGGCAGCCTCACGCGCGATTCATGGCCGCAGGCGCAGGTGCCGCGCGCGATCATGTATCGCGTGAAGGGGCCCCGCTCGACGTACTGGCGGCGCGTCCACGAGACCGGAACATCGCCTCGCCCGCACGCCTTGCAGGTCCAAAGGAAGTCGATCGGGGCGTCGGGATCTTCGCCGCCCCAGATGTCGTCTTCTTCGTCGTCGTGCCCTAGTGCGTCAGTGAGCATAGGTCCGGGCTCCCTCCCTTACCCGAGCATCGCCCGCCACGCCGCGACGAACGCGTAGCTGCACGCCCCGAGCGTCGCGATGGCGAGGGTGAGGCCGGCGGCGACGTCGATCATGCGCGCACCGGAAGCAACTCCGCGAGCGGATCAGCCTTCGCGTAGAGCGTGGCGCCGGTCTCAACGTCGGTGATCTTCTCGACGTACGCCGAGCCGTGCTCTTCGACGGACGCCGCGAACGCGAGCGCGTCCGCGATGGTGGCGCAGTCCTCGGTCTGCTCGACGCCGTGGCGCCAGGCGTGCACGCGGACGTCGCTCATGCGCGGAAGTACCCTTCCTCCGCGGCCCGTGCATCGACCGGATGATAGTACCCGCGACACCCATCGACGGGATTCACGAGGATGCCCGTCGAGCACCCGGCGCCGATCATGTCCGCGTTCGCGGTCGCCTTGCCGCACTTGTGGCAGCGCGCGACGACGTCGGCCTCGTCGATGGTGCCGAGTTCTTCGAGCGCGATCGCGGCGACGTCGATGCCCTGCGGCATGTTCGCGGTGATCTCCTCGTGGAACGACTGCCACGCGTCGAGCACGCCACGGTACTCCTCGACGGTGAGCGGCGGGCCGAGCTGCGGCGCGAGCCAATCGGTGTACGCCTGGAGTTCCTCGGCCGTCGGCGCTTCGCCGCGCAGCTGACGCCCGAGTAAGACGGCGCCGGGGTGCGTGAGCATCGCCATGTCGTCGGCGACCGCCGCGTCGACATCGACGCCTTCGGCTGCGAGCGCCGTGCGTAACTCCGTCTCGCGCGCAGTGATCGTCCCGACCGGTAGGCGATCGCGCACGAGCTTTGTCAGCTCGCGAACCCGATCGGCGCGGTCGAGCCCGCGATAGATGTCGGCGACCATCGCGAGGCTGCGGCTCCCGGCCTCGCGCGCTTCGGGCGTCTCCGCCGCCGATCGGAACAGCTTTGCGAGGCTCCGCCCGAGATTCCGGCGATCGACCTTGAAGCACGGGATGCAGCGCGTCCCGTCGAGCGCAGGGTGGATGATCTCGCCGAACTTGAACGGCGTGCGGCAGTCGGTGCACGTACGCGGACACCCGTCTTCCGGGTAGGTGCGCTTCCGAGGCGGCGGGATCTCCTCCGGATCGCGACGGCGATAGCCACGTCCGAAGCAATCCGCGTCGATCACGCCATGGCGGTCGGGTCGGTAGTGGGCGGCGTCGTCGAGGGATTCCTCGGCCGCTTGCGAGAGGGCGGTGACGAAGTCGGTGCCGTCGGTCCTGTCGTCGCTCATGGCGTCCGCGTCCTCGCCGCGTCAGCCTGCCTGAGGAGGCCGACGCGCTGCAAGGCGCGCGCCTCGTCCGGTAGTGGGCCACTTTGATTTCAAACGCCGTTAGCATGACCGGTCAAGCAAACCTCGTTTTAGGTTGATCGTCTCCGACTTGAAAGCTTCGTCGTGGGTCGGCTAACGGGATCGTCGTGCGAAGGGGCTCCTCTATTGCGTCGGTCGCGGTCGCCGGGTGGATTCTGATGTGGACAGGTGGCAGCGACGAGCCCGCGACGAAGCCCCTGGCGCAGTGGGAGCAGGTGCAAGCCTTTGATGCGGCCGAAGCCTGCGAGCGGTACCGATCCGAACGGACGAAGAGTTTGACCGCTGACGCTGCTGCCTACATGTCGAAAAAAGGCGAAACGCCCGCCGGGTCGTTTAGCGACCGCTGGGCGGCACTGCTCGCGCTGTACAGGTGCGTTCCCGCAGATCACATCTACCCACCGAAACAGCCAGGGCCGACGAAGTAGGGTCAGGTACTTCGCCGGCCCTCTGCGGGCTGGGCGCTCTTTCCGTCCGGTGGCGTCTCCCTTACCGAAATTCCGTCATCGCCGAAGCGACCAAGGCCGATTCCGACTCCTACCTGTCGGGGTTGGTGGGCGGCGACGGTGCCCCAAAACCTCTGAGGCATACCCGTGAAGTCAAAAGCTTGGTCAACGGACCACCCCTTTCTTCTCCAGGATGGGTGAGACGCTAGCGCCGGCGCGCGTTCGAATCCACAGTCCGCCATGCCTAACCGATCAAGAACGAGCGCGCAGAAACCCTGCGAATAGTGCCCCGAAACGGCGCACACCCCATGATTTGGCGATAGCGGAAGGAAAGCGAATGTGCTAGCTAAATGCCTGATCGGTCAGGCACATGGCTACCGCGCACGACGTCGCCGCATACATCGAAGAGAAGAAGGGACGACTGCATTCCCTTCACCTACAGAAGCTCGTCTACTACGCGCAGGCGTGTTCAGTCGTGTGGGATTCGCACGTTCTCTTTCCGGAGCGGATAGAGGCGTGGGAACAAGGCCCCGTCGTTCCCGAGTTGCGTACCGATCGAAATTCGCGGATGCCCGAGAAGAAGGGCGATCCGTCGATGCTAACGCGACAAGAGCGCGCGAGCATCGATGGCATGCTGGAGTTCTTCGGTCGACTCGACGAGGGTCAACTGATCGAGCTCACGCATCGAGAGATGCCGTGGCGGAAGGCCCGCAGGGGGTTAGCGCCCAGCGATCCAGGTAACAGAGAGATCGATCCACAAGACATCCTTGCCTACTATGGCCCCGCCCTAGAGCGGGGGAAAAAGGCAGTACCAGAGGCGCTACAACGCGGTCTCGCTTTCCTCTTAGAAGTTCCTGAATCCGGCGTGGACGACCTCGGTGAGCCCGATGCGGTGGATGGGGAAGCGGCGCTGCGGTGGATGGAGACGGGCAAGGATGACCCCTGGCGCGAGTCGTAGCGATCAACAGGGGCTATCGCGACTCGTTTGAACGCGCCCGCATCGAACCGGGCAGCGCACGGGCGCGGAAGCTCGCGCGCGCCATTCGAAAACTGGCAGCGGAAGCCGTCCTGCCGCAACCTCGCAAGGATTCGCGAGCGCTCGTGCCGCCGACGAATTGGTGCTTCGCGCGCGAGCTATCGGATGGCCTTTGGCTGCTCTACCACGCCACGGACGAGAAGCTCACTCTAGAGTACGTGCTCCCGCAGAGGCCGTTTCTGCTGAAAGCGCTCGACCTGAAGTGAGCGCCGCCGTTTCGCTGAGGAGCTTGCCAAACGTGAGGACAGCGTAGCATACTCAGGCAATGCCTAACCGCTCAAGAACGGCCGAGAAGCTGTTGCAGCGCCTCCACGCGGCCGGCTTACAGATCATCCCGCGCGGGAACGATCAGGCGAGCATTCGCGGCCAGTTTGGCCCGGCGCAGCATGACGTGCTGCTTGATGTGCTACCCGACCTGAAGGTGCGCTGGCCTGCTATTCTTGACGCCTTGGGGGCTCGGGACGCGAACCAATCGGCCAAGGCCACTCTCGATATCTTAACCGCGGAAAGCGAGACGAGTCCCGCTGTTGCATTGGGGCGCCTCGGCGGGCTCAAGGGGGGGCGAGCACGCGCCGATAGTCTCTCCGCGAAGCGGCGCAAGGAAATCGCCTTGAAGGCCGCTCGGGCTCGCTGGGGTTCGCGGACATAGGGGAGAGGCACCACATGGCCCGGCGTGAAGATTTCGGCGATAAGCTCGGCAAGCTCTCCAGGGCGGTGTCGAAAGAGTCGGCGTCGGACGTCGTCATGTACATCGGCGACATGGAGATGTCCGGCAGCACTACGATTCAGAAGTGGTGCGCGACAACACCAAAGAGAAACGTAGTGCTCTTGCTCGCCACCTTCGGTGGCGACGCACATTCCGCATACCGAATCGCTCGCGCGCTTCGACGCCACGCTGCCCACTTCACGGTGTTCGTGCCAGTTGAGTGCAAGAGTGCAGGAACCCTGCTCGCCATAGGCGCTGACGAGATTGTGATGGCGGACTGCGCCGAGCTAGGGCCCCTAGATGCTCAACTCAGAAAGCCTGACGAAGTGGGGGAGCGGAGTTCCGGGCTTACCATTATGCAGGCGCTGAGCACTCTCGAGTCCCGGTCGGCGAGTCTGTTCACGGAACATTTTCTCAATCTTCGTCAAGGGAGCCAGCAGCAGATTAGCACGAAGATGGCCCTGGAGGTCGCTGCTGAGCTGACGAGTGGCTTGCTGAGACCGGTGTACGCGCAGGTCGACCCGATGCGGCTCGGGGAGATAGATCGCTCCGTGAAGATCGCAATGGAGTACGGCGAGCGGCTCATTCCAACGCGTCGAAGCAACCTGAGGCGGCAAGACGGGCTCGCAGCGCTGGTTGGAAGCTATCCCTCCCACAGCTTCGTCATCGATATCGAAGAAGCCAAGGATATTTTCCGCAGCGTGCGATTACCGACGCCCGCCGAGACGGCGCTAGCGGCGCACCTCGGACAATCGATCAACCGAACCATTGGAGCGAGTACGCCGCTAGTAGTCCCGCTCCCCAGCGCCCTTGATTCCACTTCGAAGCCTGTCAAAAATTCAGTCGGTGGCACTCCCCCTGGTCCGAGAAAGGTCGTTCCCAATGCAGAAAGACGTAATGAGAGCCGTGGAGAAGCTGCGTCGGGAGCAGGACCGCAAAGTCGCGAAGGTGATAGCGCGGCTCGGGCGAAGCCACGCGAGCGACGAGTCGCCGAGCTTGGCCGATAGGCTAGCCAGCGGCGAAGGGCCGCCCTCGTTTTGCGACCCCGCGGTCGACGACCGAGACGACTAGGGCACCCCAAGTAGGCCCGCAGCCCTCCCTTTCCTGGGGGCAGAATGCGCTTGACTATGCATGACCGGTCAAGCATCATCTGCCCATGAACAAGCTCACCACCGAACGCCGCGCCGCCATCGTCTCCGCGCTCGTCGAGGGCATGTCGGTCCGCGCCACGTGCCGCATGACCGACACCGCGAAGGGCACCGTGCTTCGTTTGGTGTCCGAGCTTGGCGAAGTCTGCGCCGCGTACATGGATCAGACGCTCGTGAACCTCCCGTGCCGCAAGATCCAGTGTGACGAAATCTGGGCGTTCACCTACTGCAAGGACAAGAACGTCACCGAGAAGCTCGCGGAGAAAAAGAAGGCCGGGCTCGTCGGCTCCATCTGGACGTGGACGGCGATCTGCGCCGACACCAAGCTCGTGCCGTCCTTCCACGTCGGCACGCGCGACGCCAATTGCGCCTACGAGTTCATGGTCGACCTCGCGGGCCGGCTCCGTGGCCGCATCCAGCTCACCACCGACGGCCATGCGGCGTACCTGAACGCCGTCCGGGACGCGTTCGGCCGCGACATCGACTACGCGATGCTCGTGAAGCTGTACGGCGAGGGCCAGGGCGAGGAGCACCGCTACTCGCCGGCCGAGTGCATCGGGACGCGCATCGAGGAGATCATCGGCCACCCGAAGGCCGAGGACGTGTCGACCTCCTACGTCGAGCGGCAGAACCTGACGATGCGGATGGGCATGCGGCGGTTCACGCGCTTGACGAACGGCTTCTCCCGCAAAGTCGATAACCACCGCGCGTCCGTCGCGCTCCACTTCATGCACTACAACTTCGCGCGTATCCACCAGACGATCCGTTGCACCCCGGCGATGGAAGCGGGGGTGGCGAATCACCCGTGGACGGTCGAGGAGATCGTCGGACTTCTCGAACAGCGCGAGCATGCGGCGTCGGAAATGGAACGCCGTGTGATCTTAAAATGACCCACTACC